ATGCGTATTAAGCGGAAAGAAGGTTATAAAAGTGTAAATGTTTTTCACAAGAATATCTATTGTGTAACTATCTTGTTATCAGCGCATTGTAAAACCTATTGTTTTGCATTCCAAAAGCGTAGGTTTTGCACGGTAAAAGCGGCTGTTTTGCATCGCAAAACCTACGCTTTCGCAATGCCAAATCGAAATTATGGTTTTTCTTCAGAATTATCTTTACAAAATAAAGGCTGCAACATAGTAACTACATCGTGGTGTAACGATAAGAAATTAATTGTATTTGCGAGGAACTTACAAGAAACAAATAAAGGGATACCGAAGTACCCCTTTTCTGTGACTCCGATGGGGCTAATCTTGGTTTGCTCAACTCTCTGTAATACAGTTATTTATATTTTTATTTTGTCTTTTGGTATCATCGGTAGCCTTTTGCAGGCTCTTTACGTCATACTTGCTCTTGTTTGTCTTGTTTCTGTTATCGTTCTGAATTTCGTTTTACCGAATTGTAGCTTTGTTCAACAAATCGTCAGATTGGCCATTTATTTTACCTATGAGCGTTTTAAAACCAAAAAGCGATAATTGTATCGTTTGAAATGTTTTAAGCTGTCAGAGCGAATTTAAATGCGCCTTTTCATTAGTAGCATATCTTGCAAGGCGTAAATCCCTTTGACCTTGCGCTGCTCACGGAAAGCTGCTTGATGCTGCCCGAACATCTGTTTAACCCACGGCAAGTTTCTGTTGCGTGGTACTTCTTTGCTTTGGGACCAGTACAGATGTAGACTGTTGCTTCCTTGGTCTTTACTTCGGTGCTTACTTGCCCACTTAATATGAAAGCAAGGGCGGAAAGAATTAATGTTTTCATAAAATGTTGATGTTTAAAATTATTTATTTATAAAGTGTTTACAGGCGCGTCTGTAGCCTTTCTTTTCTGCTTCTTCTACTGTCCACGCATAAAATTCACCTTTCGACTCTTTTATTTGGGTAGTATAGTATTGTTGGTCAAAGGGGAGATGATAAATCATAGTATCAATATTGCATTTTATCATAGGATAATCTCCCATAGGAATAATGCGCACCTCAACTTCTAAGTGTTTGGCAAATTCTTTAGCTGTTTCGGATAACTGAACTGTAGTTACAAGCACTGGGATAAAATTGGCTATATTGTAACTCTTGTGTGTGTACTTATATTCTAACGTCGTGCCAAACAGTTGGCAAATGACATTTTCATGAATAACCTTATCTTTCGCCCATCGTTTACATTGAATTACATATATGGTACGAGAGCCATTTATATTTATTTCTTCAGCAATTATATCTCTTCCCAAATCATTTAACCCTCTGTCTATTCCGAATTGGGTTACATATAATTTTCTACTACGCAGAAGATAACCTATATATAGTTCGTATTCTAATCCTATCGTCCTATTACTTTTTTTTCGGTTCTTATATCGGTCAAGAGCTAACTGATTTCTTTGCGTAACAGATAGTTTTTTGTATTCATCGCCATCTATCCAATCTCGCACCCTGTCATAATCTTTTCTTTCATCAATTAAACCCTCAAAACTTTTTGTTTCGCCCATATCCAGTAAGTCTTTGTCGGACTCCACATAATCTTCAAGTTCAGGGAAAATTTCAAAGAGAAGTTCATACTTATATAATAATTCCTTATACTTACTTTCTTCTTGTTTGAAAGACTCTTTTATTTTCTTAACTTCATCTGCAGCCTTTACAGCTGGGTGGCTTTTATATCGCAAGCGGCTTTCCGCATCTGCGTATAATGCTGATTTTATATCAGCTATAAGTGTAGCAGAATACTTAAAAGGGGACTCTGTGTTAATAATATTTTTAATAATAATTTCTCTTCGTTCTATTTTGCTTAGTTTTGTATTATGTTCTTTTTCTAAAATATTACTCTTTTCCTTATAATCTTGTTCTACTTCTTGCTTCTTTTCTTGGAATGTTTTCTTAATACTGTTTACATTGTCTGTAAACTTCATAGAGAAGCCTACATAGATTGCCGTTGGGAAAATGACAAGGCTTATAACGAACATAAAAAATACAGGGTAATTATGCGATAAATACAATATGCAAGCAGACATATCATGACGGTCGTTTATAAACCAAGATATAAGAGCAACGATTATATATGCACCAAGACAACCTAAAGGCATTGCCAAACATCCTAAGTTTTCATTAGAACTCTTTGCACTCATCTTTTTACTTCATAGACATACACAACAGCACCCGATATACTCCATAAATATCATTCAACGCAACCTCGAAAGGTGCATATATCGGATTAGGGTTAATTGATACACAGCGCACGCAGTCTTCTTTTTGCGAGGGTGTAAGCGTTTTAACTACCGCACCATTGCAAGTATCCAGAACGTACACCTTGCCCCAGTCTATGAAAGCACGTTCGTTGATACGCTTTGCAAGGACAATACTACCACTCGGATATTCGTCTGCCATACTATCACCCGATATTGTTATTGCTATGTCTGCTCCTTTTATAGGAGAAATTATCTTTTCACAGTCTTGCAAATTTACCGAAGAAACAAAATCGTTCAGAGAACCGCCCTTGGCAGAAATGGGAAGCAAAGGTACTAACGTTAGTTCGTTGGCGTGAGCTTCTTCAATAACAGGAGCATCTACGAACATTGAACCCTCGCCAGTTAATAAAAACGATTTACTAAAACCAAAAACTTCCGACCATTTTTCTGCTGACTTCTTTCCAAACTTACTACTTCCAGTAAATAAAGCGTTCACATACGCCTTTGAAACACCCAGCTTGTTGGCTATTTCTATCTGTGCAATACCTTGATTATCAAAGTATTTTCTTAAAACCTCTCCAATATTTGCCATTCCGTTAAGTTTTAAATAAAGTTAATAACTATACTTTTGCTTTACTTTTTCTTGGATAGTAAACTAAAACAGTTTACCTTTGTCCCCGTATTAAGTAAGTCGACAGTTAAGTTATAGTAAACTTTACTCATCGGTCTGCAAATATAATAAATATAAATCAAATGTCAAAAAGAAAACCAATAAAGTTGAAATACGGAGGAGTTGCAAGGTTGGCAAAACTTTGCAGGGTCTCAAGACAAACAGTATGGAAAGCTACCAACTGGAATGCTGATACTGATATGGAGAATTTAATTCGCCAAAAAGCAAAGGAACTTGGATTAATAAAGAAATTCTAACGTATGCAAGCAATTCAAATATTCAACAACCCCTCTTTCGGCAACGTCCGTGTTGCTGGCTCGGAAGACAATCCCCTGTTCTGTCTTGCAGATGTATGCAAGGCGTTGGGTTTACAGCAAGGTCATGTAAGAGAGCGACTTGATAAGGGGGTCGTTTCAACCGAACCCCTTTCAACTGCAGGTGGAATGCAGATGGCAAACTTCGTAAATGAGGACGGCTTATACGACGTCATTCTCGACAGCCGCAAGCCCGAAGCAAAGCAGTTCCGCAAATGGATAACAAGCGAGGTGTTGCCCACAATCAGAAAGCACGGTGCGTATATGGCTGACAATATCATCGAAAAAACATTGTCAGACCCCGATTACCTTATCCAGCTTGCAACTACTTTGAAACAGAAACGCCAGCAGCGGATTGAAGCAGAGCGCAAAGTTGCAGCAGCACAGCCTGCAGTAACATTCACACAAGCGGTAAGCGGTTCTGCATCTTCGTGCCTGATAGGTGAACTTGCAAAGCTTATAAACCAAAACGGCTATCCAATAAGGAGAACGACGCCTTTTCAAGTGGCTCCGTGAAAACGGTTACCTCGGTACAAAGGGCGAACGGTACAACATTCCCAATCAACGATATATCGAGCAGGGCTTGTTTGAATTAAAGAAAGGCACTCGCAGCGGTAACAATGGAGTGATGCATACAACTATCACTTCTAAAGTAACAGGCAAAGGACAAGTGTACTTTGTAAACAAGTTTTTAAGAAACACAAAAGAAGCAATATAACAGCAGGTCGGGCGCAGGTGTTAATTTGGCACTGTTCCCTAAATGCGCCCCCTGTTTTTAAACAAAAATAATAAAACAAATAAATTATGGAAAATCCTATTATCAGACTCGTAGAATTAACACAACGCTGTTATGGCAAAAATATCGAAACGGAAGTTATCGGTAAGACAGGAGCAGACCACTTCCCAGTGGTAAAAGTGAGAATAACAATGCCTAACGGAGAATACGAAGAAGCAACTGGAAGCAATAAGAAAGTTGCTAAACAGAAAGCAGCGGAGCGGTTGTTGAAGAGATTTCAAGATATTCTCTTTGATAGAGAATAATCTGTTCAGCAGAGTGCCAAGCTGAAAGGACAGCACTCTGCAAACTTAAACAAAAAAAGATATGGAAGATTTAAAACAAATCTTTTTGCTCGACAAGTTCGCAGCATTAACAACAAAGCAGAAGTTAGCGATACTCGCAGTACTCGCAACTTTCGCAATGGTGTTCACCTTTGCATTGGCATCAAAGGTTCTCTATATGGGAGTATCGGCAATACTTTTCTACCTTGCTTGCAAGTGGGTGGGTCGCTCGGGCATTTCCATTGAGGAGTAGCCTATGACAGCAAAAGAGCTTAACACACTGGCAATCAAAATGGCAAACATACTTGCCGACAAGGTTGCTGATAAAATATTGCAGAAGTTAGGTTATAATACCAGTCAGTTCCTGCCACGAAAAGAGGCAGCAGACTTCATCGGGTATTCAGAAAGCTACCTTAAGAAGCGCACTGACATTCCAACCTACAAGATAGGGCGCAAGACCCTATACAAAAAAGAGGATTTGACAGCATTCCTCAACAGCAAAAACTGTATGGAGAGAAAACCTTGACGGCGAGAGGCACTCCCTGCTAAGGAGATGGTACTTGGAACAGAGTATGTGGTTCGACCCCACTTCTCTCCGCTTTACAACAATGTTCTTTGACTTATTGATACACAATCTTGCAGAAAGTCAGTGCTAACCACACTTTCATAAGCTGCAAGACAAGAAATGAAAAGAACTTTATTTGCTTATATGGCACGCAAAATCGTCATAGCGTAGAAAGTATGCAGGGTTGGCGTCTGTATCGCATAAGCAAAAACAACATATAGCTGTTGGACGTAAGACACACTTCTTGTAAAACACAAAGAGAAGTAAAGCAATCTGCCGTCAATGTGGCAAAAACACTTCATAGTATAAACTCTCCTGCTGCGTTTTCATCTTGCGGTGAACCGGGGTACTGCGTTGGTGGGAAAAAGAGTGCCGTTCGCAATTCGGAAGCTTACTGGGTACGAATAGGCATATATACGTGAGGATTTACCAAATGCTGCGTGTCGGTTGGGCTATTTGAAAAGCACTTTGTGAAGAAGAAAAACGCTTACATCTGATAGAAAAAGAATACACAAAACAAAACATAGCCTTGCGTCGCACAATCTAAGGGTGCTGCAATCGAATTGAACGCAAGGCACTGACAACGTTTTCTATAGGTTAATTATTAGGTTTAGGTTTTTGATTTTATTTAATTGACTTTTCTGCAACCGCTTGTGAAAGTAGTTGCAGTTTTTATCTTAACAATTTAAAGTTATAATGAATTACTCTCATAATAAAAATTGAACTCGAGAGAGTTCTTGTCTTTTTTCAAGTTTCATATTGTAAAGAACTTATGTAACAACTGGTTTATAGCGATAAACCAAACAATGTGCAGCCTATGAGGGTCGCACATTTTTTTATATGGCTTGTGAACTGCACGGTGCAGGATAAACTTGGTCTGCGGTTCGACTCCGCCACAAGCTACGATATTAATTTTTTAAACAAACGATTATGAGTGAAACAATCAATCAAGCAAAACTTCTGCAGTCGCTGAAATCAACCGACGTAGTACGAAATGAATATGTGCGTACACAATTTATCAACGTGTACGACATGATATGGAAACAAGGCGGAGAAGCCGCCTTCGAACGCGAAGCAATAAACTTCAACAAGCAGCTGCGCGACAACGAAAATCTGCGCAAATGCACACCCATATCCATCTTCTTTGCATTCATCGACTTAGCTGTGCGCGGACTATCTTTAGAACAGGGCGCACAAGCACTGTGTTACCTATTGCCACGCAACTACAAAGCAGGCTTAGACGCCAACGGCAAAGATGTATGGGAGAAACGTTGCAACCTAACTATTTCAGGATATGGCGAACTTGTCTTACGAGCAAAGGCAGGACAAATACGCCACGCCGACAACCCCGTAATAGTCTACGAGGGCGACGAGTTCGCATTTGGCGAAGTAGACGGACGCAAATACGTAAATTACCAATGCAAGCTCCCACGTACATCAAACAAAATCGTGGCTTGCTTTATTAAAATAACACGCATAGACGGCACCACCGACTACAGTGTAATGTTAGAAGCAGACTGGGAACGATTGGCTGGCTATTCAGCCAAGAACAATTCCTACTACGATGCAACAATACGCCAAAGAGTAGAGAAAGCCAACGAACTATACTCTGCCAACGATGGACAGATAGACACAGGATTTCTAGTAGCAAAGTGCATAAAGCACGCTTTCAAGTCGTACCCCAAAATACCCATCGGCAAAGGCTCGCAATTTGAGAGCGATATTGCGGAAGAGCAAACTGCCGACTTCGACCCATACGGAGGCATAACCGACGAACAGCAAACACAACCACAGCAAGAAAGTTTTGCTGTACCACGGGACACATCGGAAGGTCTGACAGTAGACCCGGCAGCCCAAGGCGACAATGATGACACGTTCTAACCATGCCACCACCCGAAGAATGTAAACGATGCAGCCATACACGCCAACGAATAAACGGACTGTACTGCATCAAATTAAACAATACGCCGAGCACCTACACAATCCGCTGTGTGGTGCTCACCTAAAAAGCTAACAATATGAACACAGAACTTGCAATAATAAAACAAGAAAACATATCGCAGATAGTTTCTGCAGCACCGCAAGCCTATGCCAGCAACACCACGTCGCACGACAAATGCATAGAAGCAGGACAGCACTTACTGTCTCTCATAGAACAGAATGGTGGTAAACTGACCGATGAATTCGACCAGCAAGCAGCCGTCTACATAGAAAAGGCGCGCAAGACCGTTAAGAAAATGAACGAGTTCCGCGCACCCGTTACAAAACTATTCGACGAAGTACGCACAGCGTTCACACGAATAGAAAACAACATCGACCCAACTAAACCAAACACCATACCCGCCAAGCTGCAACAACTGCGCAATAGCTATGCGGCACAGAAACGTGCCGAGGAAGAAGCGCGCCAACGTCAAGAAGCAGCACGACAAATGGCGGAACGAGAACGCCAACAATATATGCTTGACGTAGAAGTGGATTTAAAAAAACAATTCCAGTGCATGCTAAACCAACGCCTTGACCGGCTAAGGCAAACAGACAGCAGCATAACGCTCGACAATTACGACACAGCACTCAACCACATAAAGAACACACCAACCCAACTGGAAGAAGAATGGCTCGCCAATCTGCGAACAAATATAGTTTTGCCACAAGCACTCAAAACCACCGAAGCGCAAAACATAGAAAGGAGCATACTGCAGAAACTATATCCGCAGTTCAAGGAAGAATATACCAATATCACGTCCGAACTGCAAACCTACATTCTCGACCGCCTGCCATCTAAGCGAGCCAACTTAGAGCGCATAGCGAAAGCAAACCAAGAAGAGGCGGCACGTTTGGAAGCAGAAATGAAGCAGAAAGAACAGCAAGAGGCGGCACGTTTGGAAGCAGAACGCAAACAACGCATGGAAACAGAATGCAGACAAGCTGAAATAAAAAAACAAGCTACCGAAGTAGGCAACCTTTTTGCCGAACAAGCCGCAACAGAAGAATATCAACCCAAAACAAAGATTACAAAAAAGATACACCTACTAAATCCTGAAGGCGTATTATCCATAATTTCTATGTGGTGGAGCAAAGAAGGCTGCACGCTTACAACCGACGAGCTACACAAAATCTTTAAAAAACAAATTACTCTCTGCGAGAAACTCGCAAACAAAGAGGGTGAATATATTAAAGACGAAAGTGTAGAATACATCAACGAGGTAAAAGCCAAATAGCTATGAAACCCGATAAATATTACAGTCGCAGTGAGGTCAGCAACTCCGACCTCACTGCACTTAAAGATGTACTATATCCACACCCCACATACGGCGACCGAGAAGCAGCCTTCCGCTTCGGAACACTCGTCGATGCACTTATTACAGAACCCCGGCGAGTAGACTACTACCAACTAACAGTTGATAATGTTCTGTATACAGAAGACGAGTTCCACCACGCCATAGAAATGCAACGAGCATTACGCACAGAAGCAAAACACGACCCTTTTCTCGCAAAAGTGCTACAGCTGGCAAACACGCAAAAGTGCATGGTAAACCACCAACAATCATTCACCTACTGCGAGTTTCCGTTCTATCTTGACACACGCTGCAAATGGGATTGGTGGTTCGAGGCGTTCCACTTCGGTGGAGACCTAAAAACCACCTTTGCTGCATCGCAACAAGAGTTTGATGAAGCTGTTGATTTCTTTGACTGGGATAGAAGTCGGGCATGGTACATGGATATAGCACATTCCGACCGAGATTTCATCTATGCAATATCAAAAAAGAATTGCAAGGTGTTTAAGAAATTTATCAACCGAGGCGACATCACCTACCAGCGAGGGCGAGAGAAGTATGAAGATTTAGCGTTCGCATACTGGTGTATGATGCCACAAAACAAAACAACATGAGCAACTTTAGAGACAAAATAAAGATAGGACAATACATCTATCAACGACGAGGTAGATGGTATCAAGTTTGCCAAAAGACAGCAGAGAATGTGTACATTTCTATCTCTAATGAAGTGTACCCATGTTTAGAAAAAACCCGAAAAAGGGTATTTGAGTTAAACGGTTGGAAATATGAAGCACAACCTTAAAGTACAACCCTATCCCTACCAGTTAGAAGGCATTCACTTCGGCATAGAAAAAAAACGTTTGCTAATAGGTGATGAACCTGGATTAGGCAAAACTCTGCAATCCATCGGAATTATTAATGCAACTAACGCTTATCCTTGTTTAGTAATATGCCCCTCGTCGTTAAAAATAAACTGGCAGAGAGAGTTTGCAAAGTTCACCGATAAGTCGGCTCTCATACTTGACGGCAGCGTACAAGCAACATGGGGCTATCTCCTAAAAATAGGAATGCATCAAATAGCCATTACGAACTACGAGAGTTTGCGTAAATACTTCGTTTGGGATATAAAAGGAGACCGCAAATCTTTCCGCCTGAAAGACGTAGTATTCAACCCTGCCATAAAGGTCTTTAAATCTATTATCATAGACGAGAGCCACAGAGTAAAAGACCCATCTGCGCAACAAACTATATTCGCAAAAGGAATATCGTTTGGTAAAGAACGAATAATACTCCTGTCGGGAACGCCTGTGGTAAATCGACCAGACGACCTCGTGGCACAGCTCTCTATCATGGGACGTATAGCCGACTTCGGCGGCGCAGCCAAATTCCGCGCCGACTTCTGCACCGACCCACGCGATAAAGCAGCTCAACCAGCCGTACCACTAACCGTACTGTCAAAACAACTATACAGCACTTGCATGATACGGCGAGAGAAACAAAAGGTATTGCCGCAGCTACCAGCCAAAACACGAACCGATATATTTATCGATATATCGAACAGAGAAGAATATAGAGTTGCCGCAAACGACCTTACAACTTATCTGCAGCAGTACACCGAATGTACCGACTGGGATATAAGGCGCAAAATGCAAATGGAGGCACTCGTCCGATTTATGACACTACGAGCACTCGCAACTAAAGGAAAGGTTGCACAAACAGCCGACTTTATAAATACATTCCTTGCAAACGGAAAGAAACTCATAATGTTTTGTTCGCTACATGAAGTAGTAGACGAACTGCTGAAAATCTTTCCCAAAGCAGTAACCGTTACTGGGCGTGATAGTGCCGTAAGCAAACAAGCTGCCGTAGACGCTTTTCAAAATAGCGAAGACACACGCCTCATCATTTGCTCCATAAAAGCAGCAGGCGTAGGACTCACACTAACAGCAGCCTCTGATGTAGCTTTCTGCGAACTACCTTGGACTATGGCAGACTGTCTTCAATGCGAAGACCGAGCGCACCGCATCGGACAAAAAGACAACGTGAACTGCTACTACCTCCTCGGAAGCGGCACTATCGACTCCACTATCTACTCGCTCATTCAGCAAAAGAAATCTATCGCAGCAGAAATCATGAATACTGACGATGATATACCAACCAATGAAATGTATTTCATCGAACTTGTATCGTCGTTCCTAAACGAAACATAATATGGAAATATGTAAAAGCGATGTACAGAAAATTATTAAATATTTAAACGATGCTGCCGTCTTGTACGACAACCAATGCAAACAGAGATATGTTTCTCGTGCTTGGTGCATCAGACAATTAACAAACAAATTAAAAAATAAACTACAAGAGTAACATTAACACTATAAGTAATAATCAAAATGGGAATAATTAACAAACACGCAAATCTCTACAATCATAGAGGAGATTTGATGATGGCAGCAGGTTGCTATCAAAAAGATTATCGCGGCTGTTTTATGCCAGAGACAGTAGGAAGACTTTTTCACAAAACAAATAAAAGAAAGAAACAATGAGAAGCAAAACTACTTCTTGGTTTGAAACCAAGATACGCTACGACAAGACTATGGAAGATGGTCGGAACAAAAAGGTTACAGAGGTTTACACCGTAGAGGCGTTGAGCTTTACGGAAGCAGAGAATGCCATAACAGAAGAAATGTCGCACTATATCAGCGGCGAATTTGATGTGAAAGCGATTACTCGTGCTCCTTATGGTGAGATTTTCTTCAGCGATGCCGACAGCGACGACAAATGGTATCGTGCAAAACTTGCATTCATTACCATTGACGAAAAGACAGAGAAAGAAAAACGTTCCAACGTTGTTTACCTTGTTCAGGCTGAAAGTCTTGACAAGGCTCGTCAATACGTCAAAGACGTAATGATTAAGACGATGATTGATTACGAGGTGGTTTCTATTTCAGAAACACCTATAATGGACGTATTTGAGAAAACTAAATAAAAAGAGTTCAACAAGTGGGGAAACCGCCCCACGCTTCGGAGTATAGTGTCAATGGTAGCACAGCATAAACAGGGACGATACCAAACGGCAGCTTTTTAAGCTGTATCGGTGGCAAGTGAAACGGGATTAAGCAGAGGAGGTTCGAGTCCACCTGCTCCGACAAAAATACAAATCAGACACAACATAAAGAATAAGCGTATGAAAATTATAAATGCAACAATCAAAAATGCAGAAATCAGAACATCTGAAAGATTTATCGATGCTGTCAATATAGCATTAGAGATTATTACAGAGGAAAGAACAACTGTTAGTCTTATAGTGGTAGGAAGTAATCGTAAAAATAGCAACAAAAACGAAATAGGTTATTCCGTTTCACGAATAATGGATATTTGCGAAGTTGACAGTTTTCTCGAAGTAGAAAATAGTCCTATACATGCTATTTTTGAAAACGAAAGTACGCCCAACGAAAGGCTAATTGGTATCTGTGGCTTCTTTGATAAAGAAAACAAATTCATTCCGTCAGAAGAACTATGAGCTTGACTTTTGAACAAGCATTGGCTCATCAGAAAGCCAAGCGCAAATCACCCTCTAATGAGGAGCACCGCATACAATGTTCTTGTGTGCGGTGGTTCAACCTAAAGTATAGAAAACTGCAAGGTCGTCTTTTTGCAGTTCCTAATGGAGGCAAACGAGATGCACGCACAGCTGCAATACTCAAAGAAGAGGGGGTTGTGGCTGGTGTGGCAGATTTGATACTGCTTATTCCCAATAGGTTTTACGGTGCACTGCTCATTGAAATGAAAACAGCAAAGGGCAAGCAAAGCACATCGCAAAAGCAGTGGCAGAAACTTGTAACCGAGCAGGGAGAGTATAAGTATGTCGTTTGTCATTCCTTAGACGAGTTTATAACCGAAGTTGAAGATTACCTAAAATACTATGAGTAGATATGGCACGACCTGTAAAAGCGGCTCTTGAATACTTTCCTATGGACATAGGTTTCTTTCAAGACATAAAGGTTAGAAAGCTAATACGTTTTCAAGGCGGCAAAGCTGTTACTGTATATGCTGCCCTGCTTTGTATAATCTATCGTGATGGATATTATACGAAGTGGGACGAAGACATGGCATTCGTTATATCAGAAATAACGAATTACGAACAGTCCTTTATACAGGAAGCTGTCAAATGCTGCGTGAAAGTAGGGTTGTTCAACCCAGACCTTTATAACAGTGAAAGTATTCTGACATCGAAAGGAATACAAGAGCGTTACAAGCATATCAATAAGCTGTGCAAGAGAAACATAAGCATAGATGAATACTCTTGCGTGGAAGAAAAACAAGCAGAAATCGAAAAACCAACACCCTCTTATGCAAATGAAAGCATAATAGGTGGAATTGACGCTGAAATAACAGAACTGAAACAATCTTCTATTTGGTTAGAGCAATTGCAAATGCTGCACCATCTGCCAAAAGATACTCTAATAAGCAAGTTGGACGATTTCAAACTGCAATGTTTGGCAGACGGAATAGAACACCACGCCAACATCAGAGACGCAAAGCAGCATTTCAACAACTGGCTGCGCAAAATACAATATAACAATGATAAAGTTAGACCCGAAACAAGAAGTAGACGTAGAGGAAATATACTCTCATCTTCTCAAGAAAAAGAATATTCCAACTCGTTTTAGATTGCCATACACAGCAAAGCAGGTTTATGCAATGCTGTACGCAGCTTGTAAAGCTGAAGTGGCAGCACGTATGCGTCAGTTTGCAGACACAGCCGAATACAAAACCCATATATGGGATATTGCCAAATGGCTGACATCGAACGAAAACACATTTGGTTTATTCCTATGTGGAGACAAAGGCAACGGTAAAACGACACTTGTGCAGGCGTTGCAGTCATTATATTTCTACCTGCATTCAGGAGAGTGTAGCGAGAACAGAGAACCGCCATATAACGGCTTTAGAATTGTAACAGCAAAGGAATTGGTGCAGCTTGCTAAAGCTGACAACAATCCGACAAAGGAAAACTCTAAAGCAACTACAGAGTTTCGTCTTCTAAAAAACATAGAGATACTATGTATAGACGACTTAGGTACAGAACCTTGCGAAAGCCTTAACTATGGCGATACTGTTACGGCAGTTACGGATATTATACATTATCGTTATCAAAAGCAATTTTGTACAATAACAACCTCTAACTTGACAACAGATGACATTGCATCATATTATGACGAGCGTTTGCATGACCGCTTTAAAGAAATGATGTGTGTAATTAATTTTAGGAAAGAACCATCATTTAGATAGTAAATAAACAAATTATAATACGCAAAATGGATTTAGAAAAACTGATTGAAATCTTCAGACAACTTTCGAACGAAGTTATCGAGTACATAATACTCAAGCTGCTTTGCGAAAAACGTATAGACTTTCACAGAGTATCGGAATTGTACGTGAAATCATTGGAGCACGATAAGAGCGATTTGGAAAATCAACTTACAGAAGCAGAAGCGTGCGTCTTTGATGGATTGAAACACACTCGCAAAAGCAAACTAGGACAGGCAAACATTCAAAGGAGCTTATACTTGATAAATCAACTCAACAAGCATTATCCTCAAAAATTAAACGAGAAGTACCACTACGATGAAACTGTAGGGAAAAGTCTATCTTGTTATGAAGCACGCAAAAAAAAACAAAAAGTATGGAGAATAAAGATTTAGCAAAGAATTATCTTGATAAAATATTTGAGTCAGCCATATATTTCAAAAAAGGCAACTTCCCCGATATGCCTTTATATAATCAGAAATCCATCATTGACGCTTTCAATGCAGGGAGAGAAAGCGTAATGGATAATATCCCAGAGCTGAAATGGGAATGCTCTTGGAAATATTACTTTGCCGCAACTCCGCTTGGTTGTTATTCCACTAACTCTTTTGATGCGGATATGTTGTTTTATAATGGGACAAGAATACCAGCTCCTATTGGCAATGTTGAATCTAATTTTGAATATGTCAAGCAGGCTGCCATCAAGGACTACAAGAAACGAATAAAACAAGCATTGGGGTTATGAGTGCGTGGATAGAATGTGTGTATTGTAAAGGAAGAGGAAGTGTCCCCATTGAACATAACGAACGACGGGTATACACTTCTTTAACATACATAGAGAGAATAACAGGATATAAAACCTGTCCACATTGTGATGGAGAGGGAAAAGTGTTAATTCGAGAAGATTAATTATGGTATCAATATCAGATATTGAGAGTGGTCGGTATCATTGGGAAACTGCAAACTCTCACGCAGATAATACGGAAACTGCAAACGACTTTATAGAGAACGAGTTGCCTGAAAATATAGAGGTGTATTTTCAAGATGCTAATTACTTGGAATTTAAATTAGAAGATGGAAGATATTTTTCAGCCACGGTGTTCGGAAACGGTGATTTTACCCACCATCAGGTTGAGTTTGATTTCATAAAATAATTGATATTATGGGTAAAGATATTCACCATAGCTGCAAATGCACAGGGCAAAATTTCACTTTCGAAGAATGGGTCAAATACTTACATTTGGAGGACAGACCCGAAATAGTGGTGCATCAATACAAAGAATTTGGCTTCAACATCTGCGATGTATGCTTAACGCCGAATGTTAAGATAAAATGGGCTAATAAAACAAATTACTTTGAAGTCGCAACAGCACAATCAGACAACGGACGGTGGGATTTTGGACTCCATTATAATTTTTGGACGCAAGGCGGTTGTTGTGGTGCAGCTTATATTGATAAGCTAAAAGACGGTTATAATACCGAGAAAGAAGCTATCAATGCAGCCTTAAATTCATTAGAAGAGAAATGCCAACGTGTTATAGATGAAATTCAATTCAGGGGCGGAGATATATATAATGACGATAGTAACGAACCCGAAATTAGAGGTACGTCTGTACTTCCAATACTTAAAGAAGCAATGCGTAAGATTGCTCATTATAAAGAAGTATTCAACCCCCGACAATTAGAATTGTTTGATTTATAAAATAACGATATGACAAGAGAAGAACAAATAAGACAAGCCGCCCTTGCGTATTCGTTTGATACGGACGGCGGACACAGTGGAGACCTGAACGCAGGACGTGATGACTTCATAGAGGGCGCAAAGTGGGCAGACGAACACCCTGCGTGGGAACTTATTGTTAAGATTTGGAACTTAGCAACCAAAACAGCAATCTCCCAATGCAATAAAGAAATGGGTGAGTTCAATTCTGAAAAAGAGATTAAAAACTTTATCAAAAAAAAAATAAAGCTATGATTAAAACAGAACTTTCAACGGACTGTTGAAGATAAAAGTTACAAATCCCGCTTGCGAACTTTATAAAGAAGATAACGGGAACGAAATAAAATTATGAATACAACAGTAGAATTAAAAGTTTCAATAGACATTGAAGATGTTTACAATGAGTTGAGTTGTGCCGACCAAGAACAGTTTTTGGTAAATCACGCTACCGACATAGCAGGAGGACTTGACTCTGTTGCTGCATATTGGTTTAAAGATGACGAGGTGAAAGAGTTTGTTGAAGATAATATCGACAAACTTTCTGACGAATCGTTGATTCAAGAAGTAAAAAGTAGAGGATTGGAGGTGTAGAATTATGATAGGTTATCTATATTGGGAACAAGGAATAAAGCTGATGTATGCCATTAGTGCTGTATTAGCATTTATTGGTACTGTAAATGTATATGTGGATTTTTCAATAGATAGCAACGAAACAGGTAAAAATGCGCTTAAATGGTACGGCGTGAGTTTCCTATTATTCATTGTTGCATTTTGTTTGTCAGTAATTTATAATACGTTTTTGAAATGAGCAAATTTATTCCACGCAAGATTAAAAAGGCTTGCAAATCATACAGAAATGATGTTTCGCTTAATACAAAGTGGTTGCGACATGTAAGCACACAGGTATTAGGACGAACTGACAAACATCTACCATACATTGGCGATTATGAAACCTCATTTTCTACTAAACACGGGGAATTATTAAGCGAATATATTGACTATGGGGTTATTTTGTAGACTATTCGGACACGTACACGTTGAGGAAATGTACGCAGCACCACTACTTAAACCAAAACAAAAATACGTAGTGATTAAAGAATGCAATTGCGCTCGTTGTGGAACGAATATATCCTTTGAAATGAGCGAACCAAAATCACGTGTGCAGCTCTTGCAGGAGGGTTGGTTTATCAAGTCCGAACCTATATGGATTTCACGTCCGTATAACGAAAAGGAGGAGGAGATATAATAAAGGATTATCGCAAAGACGTAAAATACATAAGAGTCAATAGTGGGAAATTCATTAAACAGAAGTGTTAAAAATATGGAGAACTTAATAGATTCAATATCAACACTATTATCGTGCTTACTTTGCTATTATATTGGCAAATACAAAGCACATAGCGATATTTACGAGAAAGTTCTAAACGAACACGTCCGCAGGAATTTTAAAAGAGAATTTCAAGACGATATTAAAAACAAATTAAACGCAAAGGATACCGTACGTATCCCCGATGGTTGCAAAGCAATTATTAAAGATGGAGTGGTGATATTCGAGAAAGAAGAAAGCAAAGAACAGGAGTTCAAGAGAGGAGATGTCATCGTAAGCAAGGCGAATGAAATCTTAATCGTAGATGTTCACAGTTTCGAAAATCGTATTTTAAGAAGTTTCGTAAATATCAAAGAAGATGGGACATTGTTCAATTCTTCTTATTCTTCATGGAATGAGCATCACACATGGCGTCTTGCCTCCGAAGAGGAAAAGCAGAAGCTCTTTGAGAAGATGAAAGAGCAGGGGCTTCGGTGGAACGCAGAGAAGAAGCGAGTTGAGAAGATACGGTGGAGAGCGAAGAAAGGCGAGAGGTATTTCTCTTTCTACGGATGTACGACACTCCCTATTATCGATGAATATAAATTAATTGATGACGACCATTACGAACATGGCAACTACTTCCGCACCGAAGAGCAGACAAAAGAAGCTGGAAAGAGAGTGGAAGAAACATTGCGAAAGTACCACGAGGAGATAGGAGAGTAAGATATATGATACAGTTGGATAATCGTAGATTTATAAAGACTTACAAGTATTTTAAGGGAATGTATAAAGTTGTACTTTACTACAGAGTTCCTTATAGGAATATATTCGGAAAACTTTGCAAGAAAAATGTGGCAGTTGCGTGTGATTACAGTCGTTTAAGAAGTAAAGATGACATTCCACTAATTATAAGAAACCTTGAGTTTAAAGTAGGCGTAAATCGCAGAAGCAGACAGTACGACAGAAAAGCCAAACTTATACAAAAAGAGAACTACAACAAACTGAAATAAGTATGAATAAAACATTTTGGGTATCGGGAGTAGCCTTGCTTGCGTTCTCCATTTACATTCTATCAAACCTTTTTTCATTTGGATTTCTCGTAGGCTGTATGCATATAGTTGTACTTTTTGTTGCTATTATAATGGTTATGTATATGTGCTATATCGATGGGCTTACCGCAGGTTACAAGAAATATATGGAGGAAAACAAAGAGTGGTTAGAAAGACAACTTAAAGAAATTGAAGAGTTGAGAAACATATATATTGCCGCAATTAAGAAGAATAAAATGTCAAATGAAAATTAACGAATTACATATCGGGGACATCGTCTGTCAAAAAGGCGACAGGTTTCCAATGGTGGTCGTGGGTTTACACTCCACGCTTGACGAGCTCGCAAAAGGTCAAGGCGATGTGTACCTTGACTTTGAGGGAAACGAGGGTGATATGTGGGAAGTCAGTGTTGATGATTTGATAAAATGGACGGAATAACAATTGGAAGTAAGATTTACAGGTTTACAAAAGAATTTACCCATTGCACAGCTTGTGATTTATACGGAAAGGGTTGCACTTCTATTTGTAAAGAATACCACAAGTTGCTGTTTGGGTTTGACGGTGATGGTGTATTTAAATTAGAGAACATGGAGAAAGATGAAAGTCCTAAGGGTACTCTTACATATACAAAATAACTAAATATTTGTCGAGAGAGTAAAGCACGAGCTGCCAAAAGAAATAGTGGAGCTTATTGACAATGGCACTATTAAGCAATGGTCGAAATATCCACATATCTTTTTTGTGGACAGAGTGGAGAAGGCACGTATCATTTGGGAAGATAAAAAGAAAAGAGTGGCGCATAAATTCGCAAGCCAAATACGAGATAGAGAACAATACAAGAAATTCGCTAATGTGTACAACACGTTGGCAAAGAAATTAAATTAAAGTGTATGAAAAAGATAATGTTCAACGATAAATACTGCCTCACGCAGGCGGTACTTACTGGAGATAAGACAATGACAAGGCGGTTACTGAAAGATAATGTACCGCTTGGTAATTGGGAGGAAACAGCAAAACACCTGCCATATAAGGTTGGCGAAGTTGTGGCAATAGCACAGAGGTATGCAGAAATTCCATGGAATTGTTTCCCTAATGCACCTTTCTCACTTGATGCGTTTATCGAGCATGCTGGATATAAGAACAAAATGTTTGTGAAAGCTGACTTAATGCCCCACCACATCAAGATAACCGATGTAAAGGTGGAACGCTTACAGGATATATCAGACGAAGATATTTTGCGTGAAGGAGTTTGGCAGTTCTACGACAATAAAAAAGTATTTCACATTTGTAAAAACACAAGAGAAACAACTTCGACGATATGTTTTCTTTCTGCACGTGAAGCCTTTGAATACCTCATTGATAAGGTCAGCGGCAAAGGCACGTGGGATAGCAACCCTTTGGTGGTAGCATACAGTTTTAAATTATTAGATTAAGAAATTATGAATAGAGAAATTAAATTCAAAGGTCAGCCTACAGGAAAGGGCAGAGTATGGATGGTAGGCATTGGGGCATACAAGACACATACGGCTGAACATCTTGTATTAAATGCCAAAGGTGATAACGTGGAGGTCGTGCATCTATGTCAGTACACAGGGCTGAAAGACAAAAACGGAAAGGAAATCTACGAGGGGGATATTGTGAAAGGCGTAAGTCATAAATCTGACAGTTGTATAAGTGAGTTGATACCATTCGATGTAATTGGAGTTGTGGGGTATCATAAGGAATATCAAACATTAGAAGTTCGTACAAGACAGGCATCCCTACACATTGAAGTTGCTATAAAAGGTGAGGTTATCGGTAACATTCACGATAACCCCGAATTGATGAAAGGAAACAGTAATGAAACGTAGGTGTGTAAAGTGTAGGCACGGTTATAACCCCGCCCCAGGCAGTAGCCGTTTTGATGTTCAGTGTTGCGACTTTGGATTGAAAGAAGGTGCTGCTCCTGTTGGTGAAATATGTCCTATGGATGGAAAGAAACTACAGAATTTGAGAAAAGGAAACAAATAAAACATGGTAAAGGTCAGAATTGTTCAAGCAGGAATTTGTTCCTGTGAAGTTGAAGTGAAACGTGCTTGGTATCTGCCGTGGGCTACGGTCTATGACGGCTGCCTGCCTTGGCGTGGTTCATTTGCACAAGCAAAGAAGATTAAAGCTAAAATTTTAGAAGATTATGGGTAGGAAAATTATCCCTAAACACTGTACTATGCCTGCCTATCATTGTTCTGACGGCATAGGCACGGTGAACTGTTGGGCGTTCCTCAACGAACAATTCGAGGAATGTCCGTACATAAATTGCGAATGTTATAAAAAGAAGTAAAGCGTATGAAAAATATACCAAATGAAATTTATCTCGTCATAGGACTGAATAACAATGACGAAGAAGTTGAAGACTTTAACGAATTAAACCCCGACAACATAACGTGGAGTGAAGAGCGAATATTTGACCATGATATACTATTTAAAAGAAGCACGGAAGAATATAGACGCCAACCTACAAGTGAGACTATGGACACAAATAAGATAATAGAAGATTACCCACAGTTAGTATGGGTGCAGTCTTATGAAAAGAAAGTCGCATTATCTGTTGTAGGTATGTATGAGATAGAAGACCTATCAGAACAGGAGAGTGGCTACGAACTGGGGTTGTATTCTAATCTAAGCATAGAGGAAGAAATGTTGGAAACACGGAAGTTCGACACCGAAGAAGAAGCGAAACAAGCGGCAGAAGCAGACTATCGACTACGTCTACCTTTTCACCTCAACCATATCAAAGATTGGTACGAAAGACATTACGGACTATGACAAAAGAACAATATTATTATCTCATCTCCAAATACGGAGAAGAGTACGTGCATCGACACTTCAAACGCTCTGTCGATGCACTATTTAGAAAAATGAACAAGTAATATGAACAACTTCAGAACAAATACAAGTGTGCGGGTTTTCAAAGAATATACAGAGATTACCGACAAGCACCGAGAAACTTTTAATCACATCTCGTCTTTGTTCCATACTATAATAGGTGGAACAAACGACGTAGCAAACAGCATTATGCTTGATGCTATAAATGAGATTAAAAAAGCTGGTCTTCTCAAACAGAAAGTAAAGAAGATGTGCAAAGCAGCCGTTGAGAGGTATTCCGTATTCGATAAAAAGAATATGGAAGATATGAGAAACTCCAGCATTGACAAGAGACAGTTTTATATGGACTTCCTCGACAGCGTTGATAAACGCACGAAAAACGACGTATTTATACTTCGCCAGTCGGTAAAAAGATTGTTGGACAAGAACAATATTAGCAACAGCGATTTAAAGTCCTATATTCTCACCGCTCACGCTCTCCTTATATTCTCTATCGAATTGTTCGATAGGTTTATAGGCACGTGCCCACCGTGCCCTCCTATAAATTTAGGTAAGACCTATCGGGACGCAAGACTGGCATCTGTCAAACAAGCGTGGGAAGAGGTAGAAAATATACTTTGCCCCGATTGTAAAGAGATAAACTTGACGAAAGACAAAGACTGCAAACTCGCTATGGAAATCCTTGAAACGAAACTCGTTTCAGAGCAAGGAATTAACGAAAGCGGAATGGAAGCACTCAACCTCAACCCCGATGCACAACTCGAAGCCGATAGAAAAGTATTACAATACGACAAAAAGCGATTTCAGAGAATAGAGCTAACGGAAGCACAGAAGAAATATTTACGAGAGAACTACCACACAACACGAAAAGCAGACCTTGCAAAGACTATCGGAATTGGTGTTACCAAACTCCGAGAGATTGCAAAGAAAATGAAAATATCAAAGGTTGGATAAAATAGTAATTATAAAAATGAGAAAAAACAATTCTATAAAAAAGCAGGAACAAGGAATAAATCAAAGAGATTATATTCCTAATTTAAGTCAAACAAACAGCTATTTGCGTGGAGGGAAAATATGGAAAGCGGAAACCTTATGGAAGTTTGCAAAGAAAAAGCAATACCCTGTTAAAGACTTACCGCTTTGGGCAATAAATATTCAAGACCTACCTTGGAGAGCTGGAACTTTAAGAGAGTTCATTTCAGAATGTGCGGCGGTACACGATAGCGATTTGCAATACCCTATAGTACTTGATGACTATGGCAATGTAGCAGATGGGTTACACCGTATTGCAAAGGCTTTTTTGCTTAAAAAGAAAAGTATCAAAGCTATCAGATTGTTGGAAATGCCGAAAGAAGATGACTTTGTGAAGTAGTTTTGATAAAATAGATATATGTTTAGGTTATTTTATTTAACAAGCGAGCCACCGTCCGTGATGGATAGTGGCTCGCATTTTTCGTTTACTCCAACTTACGCTTTATTCTATTTCGGATATTGCTAATGAAGTCTTTTACCTTTGGCTTGTTTCTCTTAAGATAAAGCAGCAGGCAGACAACAGCAAACAATACACTTGCTCCTATTATTAGCTGCCACCAATCGAAAGGTTCGCTAATCTGCACTTGCTCGACTTGCTTGTGTTTTTGCTTCTTGTTTTCGGTAGCGCGAACATTCGTTGTATTTTGCTTGTTTACCGCGCTATCTCTTTTTTCTGTTATACCTTTCCGTTCCTTGATAGCTTTCAAGCCGTGATTGATTATAACACTACCGTCAGCTTTAAATTCCATCATTGGAACTTTGCTACCGACATAAATGTCGTGAGCAAAACTATCAGCTACACAATAAGCGGGAGTGTCAAAGATATACTCTCTTATAACACTCGTTATTTCGTCTATCTTTGTTGTGTCGATAAACGAGTAGTGCGCTTCTGTTCTCTCTTTTACTGCACTTGTGCTATTATAAGTGCTTTTTGTAGTTTCAATGGCTATTGCTTTCTTTGTCTTGCAGCCACCACACATTGTTATGAGGACGCAAATCAACAGTCCCCATAATGCTCCTGTAAGTTTGTTCATAATTTTATAGTTTTTTATTACGATAATTTTTTCAGCATCACGTCTATGGTACATTCGGTATTCTCCATAGATAAATCCACAGATGTACTTTGCATCTTCGGCGTAGTGTATTGTATCAACCTTTCAGCAATCATTATCCTATCTCTTGGTTCAAGACTGAGAAAGTCCTGTGAAAACATTCCACTGCTATTGTATTGTTCCAACAATTTCTCTATGGCTTTCTTGTTCAACACAGTTGCCTTGTTCGGTGTTCCTTTCACTCGCCCACCTGTCTTGACAGTCTTTCCGTTTACTGTTTTTACCATTGTTGTTCCTTTCTTTTGAAGTTAAAAATGAGGTGTGTTAATACTTAAAGTATCGATGCAAAGGTATTGTCTTAATTTTGGAGCATTATTATAAGTATTAATTTATAAAAAGATTATTGTTATGTTAGGAACAGCAATAGGAGCAGGGCTTAAAATAGCTGGTAGTATTTTCGGAGGTATCAAGGCATCAAAGGCTATGCGCAAGTACAAGCAGCAAATCGAACAGCAGAAGCAGGAAAACAAAAGCTGGTTCGATAGACGCTATAACGAGAACGCAACACAAAGAGCCGACGCACAGGCACTTATGACAAACTTGCGTGATACCATAAGGCGACGCAGCGAGAACGCAGCGGGAGCACAAGCTGTCGCTGGCGGTACAGAGGAAAGCGTTGCAGCACAGAAAGCCGCAGATGCAGACGCAATGAGCAACGCTGTGAGCAATATCAACGCAATGGGCGAAGCAAGGAAAGACCAAATCGAGCAGCAGTATCAAGAGAGAGAGGACGGTCTGAATGCACAGTTAGGCAAAGTGCAAGTCGGTCGTGCGCAAAATATTGCCAACGCAGTTAAGGGTGTCAGCGACGCAGCAGCAGGTATTGCTGGGTATGTAGACGCCACAGAAAAAGAAAAGATTGCGAAGCAGCAGAACGGTCAGCAACTTTAAAGATTTAGAATTATGAGCTCTTTAGCAGATATAATGAATACAGGCGGTGGGACGAGAAAGCGAACTCGCACCACCACTCCCCAAAAGCCTCAACCTACACCACCACAGTTTGATGCTGGCGGAGCAAGTGAGCAACCACAGCAACCAATACAGACTGCGCAAGCTCCACAGACACCACAAGTGCAAGGCGCGCAGCCTGTAATTACTGCACCCGAACCACCACCCATTAGCAGTTGGCTCAAAAAGGAAGTGCCACCTACAGCGGAGGAAGCGCAGCAAACAGCCGAACAAACAGAAGAAACACCACGCAGAATGAGCTTGGAGGAAATTGCCAATCATCTGTATGCTACCAATAAACCCTCTCCTGAAGAAGAAGAGAAGCAGCGCAAGCGTGAACGCAGTAAGGCTATCCTGGCAGCTATCGGCGATGGTGTGTCTGCATTGTCCAACTTGTACCACACAAGCAAGTATGCTCCCGATATGAGCAATCCAGGCAGTTCGTTGAGCGACAATGGCAGGAAACGCTACGATAGATGGAAGCAAGTGCGTAAAGACAACGAGGAAAAATACAACAATGCTATCCTGCGTGCTCGACAAGGCGACTATGAGCTCAACTTGAAAGAACGTGAGATGTTGCGCAAGGAAGCAGCCGACGCAGCAAAAGACGCACGAGAAGCAAAGAGATTGGAGGAGCAGGCAAAATTCAAGATGGAAGAATTGAACATCAGAAGACAGCAAGCCAAGACGGCAGCTGACAAAGCAGCAGCTGATGCAGAGTACAAAAAGGCTCAACAAGAATTCAACCTAAGGAAATTCGAAACAGAAACAGCATTAAAGAAAGAACAGATTGCTAACCAGCGTGCGACACTTGCTGAAACAGCAAGGTATCATTCCGCACAAATTGCCTTAGGCAGAGAAAGAAACAATATCTCACGCTCAAAAGGCAGAGGCAAAAATGGCGGCAGCACAGACGCATCAGATATGTATTACATCAGCGGTAAACATTTCGGAGTTGGACGAAAGAAACAGCTTTCTAAAATGGAAGAAAACGCCATTTACCAATACGCTGTTAATGTTGGCTGGGTTGATAAGAAAAATCAAAGCGCAGTCGCTGCTAAAAAACTTAAAAAGAGCGACATTATAGCAAAACTTGCCAACTACACGCCACAGGCAAAGCAGTTCTTGATAGATAATTATGGCTATACTGATACAGGAAGCGGTAAGAGTGGTGGTTTTAGACACACAAGTAAACGTGGCAAGAATTTGAATTTGAAATAATAAATAATATAAAGGTATGCCAGATATAAAGAACAATATAAAGGCTATTTACAATGCCTTGAACAGTGAGGGTTATAAAGATTTGGGTAGCGAGCAGGATTTTGCTAACGCTATGCAGTATGAAGAAGACCGCAAGACCGCTTATAACCTCCTAAAAAAACACGGATATAGCGGTTTTGGTGAAAATGAAAATGAATTTTCATCGCTTGTTTACCAACGTTCAAACACCAATGGTGGCACTGTTCAAGCTGTCAATCCCAACGGTTCTGATTTGGGTGGCATTCTTCCAAAAGGACAAGGAGTCGATAGCCAGCCAACCACCGAATATCTAAAGGTGTTTGACGCAAGACAGATACCCGAAGATTTCAAAGTGGAGGGCGACTTCGTGAACAACCCTATTATTGTGGGGGGCAAAGAACGTACAATGGGCGACGTGGCAAATGAGTTGTATCGTGGCTACGATAACGACTACAGAACCACAGAGAATAAGAAAGCGAACGCTTGGGGTAGAGTACTCGAGCGAGCAAAGGCAATGGGTCTTGACGAAGACCAAGCAGCGCAGCTTGCAGGCGGCGTGGATAAACTCTACCGTCAGAACCTTGCAACAGACCTCGCAGAGGGTATATACCAACGTATGTACAAAGAGGGCGACCCTCTAACAAATGTTGAAGATGTGTTGTACGACAAAGACTTTTCGCAAATCATTGCAGACACAGCAGCTGCTGTGGGATATAACAATGTAGGTACATACATCGAGCACGACCTAAAGCCTGCACTCAATAATATGTTGCAAAAGAAGTTTGGAGGCTACAATGCAAATCTACACCGCATTGCCACAGACATAGACGATATTAGAGCAAGGGTTTCGGAACGTGAACGGAAAAAGGCAGAGGAAGACAGACTGCGTAAGCAAGTCGAGGAAATGAAACTCGAGGGCGAAAGGTTGCAAGAACAAGGCACGGCAATGCAACAGCAGGACCGCCCTTGGTGGGCTGGCTTTGTTCCTGCTGCGGCTGGAGGTATAAATGCTTATGACGTCGCAGCGCAAGAAAGAAGAAATCCCGATGCTGACCGTATGGTGAGAACGGGTCGCGCCATACAGTATATGGCTGACGACGCACAGGCAGCAATCAACGAAGATAACATACTCCATACTCAAAAGACCACAGGACTTACCAACCAAATTAAGAATGCTTTCGGTAGAGTTATAAGAGGTGGAGCGCACGCTATTGCAGATGTCAGAACGTGGGACTTCGGATTTACCGAACTCAACAACGCAACGGCAGTGAAAGCCGCAGCCGACGCCTATGCAAAGAATAAGGCAACAGCCGAACAGAAGACGCTTCTCAACGCCGTAGCCCTCAAAAACGTTATTATGAGTAAACACGGCGAAGCTTTAGAGGGATTGTATGGGGCAGGAACGACAACTGTACAAATGATACCATTTATGGCACAGTTCGCCTTTAGTCCTGTAAAGGGAGTAGGACCAGCAGCACAGAAATATTGCAGGACACAACTTGAGAAAACGTTTGGTAAATACGCTACAGAAGCTGTAGGCAAGTTTGTTGTCAAAGGCGGAGAACTCGCAGGACGTTTCGTAGGCGACCTTGCGCAGGGCGCAGCAATGACAACTACATTTAATATGGCTGATGTCTTAGCCGACACCAAAAACCGTATGACAGGCGATTTGGAAGCCGCCACCGATGATAAGGGTAACATCGTCTACAGTGGCAAGCGCACAAACGTAAAGAGCGGAGGCAGGGCTTTTGCTGAAGCTTTCACGGCACAGACCATTGAAAACCAAAGCGAACTGTTTGGCGAATACCTCAAACCTTTGGCAAACTTTATGCAAAAGGGCGCGGCAAAGGCTATGGATAAATGGGGCTTGAGTAAGACGAAAGATTTCCTTACAGGTCTTAACAACAAGCAAATTATGAAAAGCTTTAACCGCTTCACAAAAAACACAGAGTGGAACGGTTTATTTGGTGAGGTTGGAGAAGAAATTGTTGGTAACTTTGAAAACGCATTCACTGTAGGCGATTTAAACCTTAACCTCGACATTAACGACGAAAACAGCGTTTTCAGCAAGAAATTAAATACGGACATCATTTTAGGTGTCGGATTGGGTTGCGGTCTCATCAGTGGCGCACGTGTGGGTAGCTACATTCGCAACAATAGAAAACTATCAACAGCCATAAACGATGCAGATATACACGGCGATGTCATCTTCGGCACTGACCGCTGGCAACAGATAAAGGACGAGATAGACAACGCACCAGATAACAAGGCAGGAGAACTGCTGAGGTCAAAGCTCGAAAGCGCAGAACTCAACAGCGACCAAAAGCAAACCATTGCTGACTATACCATTAATACTTATATAAAGCGAGGTAACGATATTTCGCAACTAAAGAATGCGCTTGAGGGCAACGTTTCCGCTGAATCGGAAGAAGTGATGTCAGCTTACGAAAACGGACATAATGCAACCGACGAGCAACTCAACGAAGTAAAAGTTGCACTTGACGATGCAGAAAAAAATGCATCTGAATTGTTGGGAGAAGAAGCATTGGACGTTTTGGACGAAATAGAAGATGTAGACACATTCAAAAATAGCGATGCTTTCAAGTCGTACACAAGAGAGCAGAAAGAAGCAGCAGTAAGGTATATGATTGCACGCACAGCATACAAAGGTATGATTGAACGTGTGCAGGACGATATTAACAGTGCTGTAAACAAGAGCAATGCAGAGATTGACAATTTGACGCACAAGGAGAGTGAATCGATTATACGTGCCACCCTCAAAGACGCAGACCGTGAAGTCTATATCGTTTCGGGAAACGTTGCGATGTCTGCTGATGGAAAGAACGTGGATACCGAGAAGTCGGACAAGAACATTGTTGTTTACGATGCCCAAAAAGGCAAAAAGGAAATGCTTGATATTCACGACTTCCTATCTGTTGATACCCCTATTGGCGCAGAAAGCTACAAGGCTGACCGTGTAGAAGAGGTAAAGCAGGAGATAGCGCAGAGAGAAGCTGCAAGAATAGACGGCGTTCGCACTTTCCATTACGACGATGTTGTCAAGGTTCAGGATAAGGACGGCAATTTGATTGACGGTGTCGTTCAAGATGTGCAAGGCGATGAAGTTGTAGTTGTTTCAGATGCTTATCAAGGTGGCAAGGCCTACACTGCTGCCGAATTGACTGCTATGCAGCCACAACCGCAAACTGTTGCAGAAAACGCAACAGTTGAACAGCAGACAGAGGAAGCTGTTGCTGATAACGAAAGCAATGAAACACCAGCACAAGCTGAAAGCGAGGTAAATTCTCCACAAGTCGAGACGGAGACAGAGGCAGCGCAGTCCACAGGACAACCGTCTATCCCTACTGATGAGAAAGGAAACTTGTTGTACCACCAAGCACCTGTAGAACTCACGATAAAGGACTTGTACGATGGAGCACTCGACGACGCAGAGATAGCTGACTTTGTTTCTGCCAACATCGAAGCAGCGCAAAAGGAATACGACAAGGTTGCAAAGAAAGCCCCAAAGATAGGCACTGACAAGGGAAAATACCTACAAGAGAAAAAGGATTACCAAGAAGAAGTCGCAGAAGTTAGACGCAAAGTAGACTATTGGGAAGCTGTTGAAACAGCGAGACAAGAACTCACGCACACTACCAAGGCAGAAATAGAAGCTAAGGAAAATGAGTTGAACGGTGATGCTGCACGCAGCGAATATCAAGATGGCAGAGATACAGACGATAGTTTTGCAACAGCAGAGGATATGACACGTGATTTCTTGCGTGATGCAAAAATCACCCCCGAAAGTTTCAGAGAAGAAACTGGTCTTGGTGTTGCAGAGCAGCGCAAGTTTGTCGGTATGATTTCAAATCAAGGAGACACTATTGCAAAATTAGGAGAACATTTGGCAGAGTACGACGAGCTGCATAATGGTGGCATATTCTTCCACGGCGATAGCAACGAAGCTCGCAGTGCGATTATCAATGCCATTATAGGCTCTAAATCTGTTAGCGACTTTAAAGCAAGCACAGATACTACCGCAGAAGATGAATATGCAGAGGAGGTAGAACGCCAGCGAGACGAATGGTATTACAACAACTATCATTTGACATACGAAGAGTATTTGCAATATGAGGAAACATTGTTGCCCGAATTGCTAAGAAAATACGCTAACTTTGCAGAAGAAGAGTTTTATAGAGACTGTGCTGTTATTTTTGAAGAAATTGCATCACAGGAGAATACACAAACAATAAAAACAGAAGACAATGACAAACAAGGAACTGGCACCACAGCAGAAGAGCAAAGAACTGATAGAAGCACTACGGTTTTGTCAGGAGAAAAAACTGGTAACAGCGGAAGAGATAGCCAAAGCCAAGAGCAAGGAAGAGAAGTTCAGACTGGCTTGCAAGGCGAAGTTGAGAATGCGACTGTATCAGAAACTACACAAGGAGAAGTAGCAAGCGAAACAGATTACATTCTTAGCAACAAGGAAGCTGAAAACGGAGAGAACTTCTATCAAGACGTCAATGGCAATATTGATTTGGTGAATATTCCTGAAGAAGTATTCGATAAGATAGATAGACCCAAAGCTCCTTTGCGTCTCACTCCATCGATGTTGAAACATGTATTTGACAGACATGGGAAAGAAATGGGACTGTCTCGAGCAGATGACGCCATCGACTTTATCTTAGACGTCATGGATAACTTTGACCATGTACGACAAGGAGACAAGAATGCCGTAATTTTCTCAATAGAAAATGGAAGAAGCCGCACAGGTAGACGTGCGGTTACTGTTCTATTGAACTCTGAAAGTGGCGAATACTACGGCATAAAGACTTCGGGGTATGAAAGAATAGAGGGCTTGAATAAAAAACCATTGCTATGGGAGAAGGGCGCGAATAAAACTTCTGCTACAGGTGTTGCTCCTGCAAATGTTACCACCGAGCAAGCCCAACAAGGCAACGAGCCAACTGGCAGCGCATCAAACCATAGCAATGGTTCTGACAGCAAAGTTACACAATCTTCTCAAACAAAGCAAGAAAAGGAGGATAAATTTGCAGCAGCACCACGAAAAGATGGTGAAAGCATAACAGACTATGCTCAAAGGGTAGCTACAGAACATCAGTCATACCAAGAAAGAAAGACAGAAGAAGCAAAGGTAGATACCAATCCTACCGATGCACAAAAAGAAGCAGGAAATTACAAGAAAGGACACATCAAGGTAGACGGACTTAATATTACCATCGAACAGCCAAAGGGCAGTATTCGTCGTGGCACTGACGCAAATGGCAAACAGTGGGAAAGCGAAATGCACAATACCTACGGCTACATTCGTGGTACTGAAAGTGTAGACGGAGACCATATTGACATCTTCCTTTCCGACAACCCTACAGAGGGAAATGTGTTTGTTGTAGACCAAATAAACAAAGACGGTTCATTCGACGAACATAAGGTGATGTACGGTTTCCCCGATATGGAAAGCGTAAAGCGAGCCTACTTGTCAAACTATGAAGAGGGCTGGCAAGGCTTAGGAAGCATTACCGAAGTCAAAAAAGAAGACTTCAAGAAATGGATTGACAGCAGCAAGCGAAAGACAAAACCTTTCGCAGAGTATTCTACTGTCAAGACGCAAGGCGATGTGCAGACCAAGAAGCCGACAGAAGCCGAACTGCGTGAGCGCAAAAAGCAGGAGTTAAAGAATAAGCTTAAAGCAAAACTACGTGGACAACTCAACGTAGGAGTAGACCCCGAGCTATTTATGATAGGCGTCGAACTTGCATCTATGGAGATTGAAGACGGCGCAAGGAAGTTTGTTGATTTCGCAAAAAAAATGATTAGCGAAATCGGAGACGAAATTCGCCCTTACCTCAAGTCTATATACAATGGTACAAGAGACTTGCCTGGCATGGAGAGCCTTTCGGAGGAAATGACACCATACGACGAAGTAAGGGTATTCAATGTTGCTACTATTGGCAAAGAAACCGAAGATGTTAAGCCGTCAGTATTCGACACCGCCGAACAGATAAGTAATGAACAGGCAGTAGAGCATAGCGCAAAAGAAGAGGCAAAGAGCTTCGTTGAAAGCGAAGATGTAGACAACGATGTGTATTCTATCACCAAGCAGCACAACAACAAAAAAGATATTGATATTTGGGTTGTGCGTGGAAAAGAACGCACAGATAAAGGTGTCTATATGCAGCGCAAGCAAGCTGCCAGAGAACACAATGGTTATTATTCTTCATTCCGTGGTGTGAATGGTTTTGTATTCGATACTCCCGAAGATGCACAGTCTTTTGCAGACAAAGTGTTTGATGCGAAAGATGAACAAATTAACACAGAAACAAACGAAAATTATGCGCATAATTCAAACGAAATTATGCACGAAGACAGCAATGCAGCTAATCTATTAACAGATAGCCATAACGAGCAAGAACAAAGCGGAAAAGAAGCAGAATTGCACGGCTTAAAGATTGGCGACAAGGTTCTCTATAAAGGGAAAGAAGCTACAATCTTTGACTTCGATAATGGCAGACCAGTACTTGATACAGGTCTTGCTCCTGTCGTTTATGATGTTGTCGATATGGACGCTGTTAAACCCATTGAGAAACAAGAGCAAACGAAAACAAATGTTAAAGAAGACTTAACAGAAGAAAAAACAGAAGCGAAAGGTGATTCAGCAAACAATAAAACGTTATCTTCGCACACAGAGGGCAATTTGTTTGACGCAGCCCCAAGTTTAACGAATAAAGACAAAGACGATGAAGTACACGTACGAAATGGCGGAAGCACTGCCAAGCGAGAACAAGGACACGAACCTCGACAGAATGAACCGTTGGGAGAGAGCAAACAAAATGAAGCTCAAAGACCTGACGGACAAAGAATGGGTGGACGTGATACAGCACATTCTCGTACTGACGCAGAGCGAAGCGGAAGACTATCTGACATATCTAAGAGCAAGCAACGCTTAAACACCACCAATAATCACGGTAAGCGTGGCGTAGACTATGCGCCAACTTCGGTAGATGCACGTATAGAAGCGAATATACAGGCTATTGAGTTGGCAAACGAACTTATAGAGAATGGGGAAAAAGCTACTCCCCAGCAAATGGCTGTACTTCGTAAGTTCAGCGGCTGGGGCGGTCTTGGTAAGGCTTTTAACGAAACTGTCAATGGTTATTACGGAGAAGTAAACAAAACTCCAAGAAAGCTAAAGGAACTATTGGGCGAAGAAGCCTACAACAATGCCATTGAAAGTGCCAACAGTTCTTACTATACCCCTGCTCACGTTATAGACACCTTGTGGGATATTGCCGAAAAGTTGGGTTTCAAGGGCGGCAATATCTTAGAGGGTTCTGCTGGTATAGGAAACATCATCGGACAGATACCGACACACCTTAGCGAAAACAGCAACATTCACGCAGTAGAGAAAGACCCTACTGCAGGCAGCATGCTATCTTTGCTTTATCCCGAAGCAAAGGTTGATATTCAAGGGTTTGAAGAAACCTATATCCCTAATGGCAGCATCGACTTGGCTATCACTAATGTTCCTTTTGTTACAGGTTTGCGAGTGTGGGACACCACTTCAGACAAAGACCTATCCAAGAAGTTCCACGATATACATAATTTCTGTATTGCAAAGAACGTACGTAAGTTGCGTGAGGGCGGTATAGGTATTTTTATATCGTCAAATGGCACGCTTGATAATTCACAGAAGCTGTGCGATTGGGTTGTAAGCGAGGGTAATGCAGATTTCATTGGTGCTTTCCGTTTGAATAACAAGACATTCTTGGGAACTTCCGTTACTTCGGATATTATCGTTATCAGAAAACGTGTAAATGGAAAGAAGTCTACTAATGCTATTGACGTCAGCACAGTAACAGGTGAACGTACCGCAGATTTTGATACAGGGGAAACAAAAAGAGCAGGGGAAGGATATATACCTGTTATAAAACACTTGTCAATGGCTTACAACAAGTACTTCATTGAGCACCCCGAGAATATGGCAGGAGAAATGGCTTTTGCCTTTGAGCATGGAGAAACATACCGTGCAACAACTAAGGGGCTTTATCCAGCGAAAGATAAGCCACAAGACAAGCTGCTCAAAGACTTTGTCAATTCGCTTACCGCAAAGCAGGAGCAAACTATTGCTGATAGCGAGGAAACCGACAATACCATTTACGAGACACTCGGAAGCGACGTAAAGGAGGGCAGTATGATTGTCAGCAACGGAGAACTTTGCATTGCTCAATATGGACAGGCAGTGCCACTCGGACTTAATGCAAACAAAGTCAAAGGACATACAAAACAAGAATGCTTTAATGCTTATACGGAAATCAAGCAGGCGTTAGACAATGTGCTTACTTACGAAACCGAAAATGCCGACGATAAAGGATTACAGCCTTTACTTGACAAGCTGAACAAGGTTTACGACGACTTTGTGAATACATACGGACATTTTCACAAGAACACGGCCATATCTTTCTTGCGCAAAGATGTGGACTATCCGAATGTATTGTCGCTTGAAAACTACAAGGAAGAAAACGACGCAAAGAACAAACGTGTAAGAATATTCAGCAAGACCGATGTTTTCAGTAAGCGTGTTGTAACAAAGGAAGCAGAGCCTAAGCCCGATAATATAAAAGACGGTGTTGTTGTCAGTATCTATAAAAATGGCAGAATTGATATACCTTACATCAGCAAGCAACTCAATCTGTCAGAAGATGCTGTAAGAGAAGAAATCATCAACACAGGGTTAGGCTTTGAAGACCCTGTAAGTAAAGAGATAGAAGTCTCTTACAAGTATCTAAGTGGCAACGTAAGAGAAAAACTCCAGCAAGCGGAAGATAATAACGAAAACGGAGCATACAACAACAATATCAAGGCTTTGAAAGAAGTTATCCCTGCCAACATTCCTGCCCATTTGATAGAGTTCAACCTTGGTAGCTCTTGGGTTACCCCAAAGCTTTACGAAGACTATACAAAGGAAAAAACAGGTATTGAAGTTAAATTTGTATCTGTAGGTGGTACTTGGTTTATGAAAGCTCCCGAATATGGACTTGAAATAGAGCAAAACCGCTCAATGGGCGTTCATAGTACAATTGTTCAAAAAACTATCTTAGGACACGAACTCATCGAAGCAGCTATACAGAACAAAACAATTACTGTAAGCAAGACGCAAAAGGATTGGGACGGCAAGACGGAAACAATAGTCGATAAAGAGGCTACGCAGGCTTGCGGTACTCGCATTGACGAAATACGCCAAGAGTTTAAAGATTGGGCACGTGGCAAGATGCAGAGTGATATAGAACTCAATGCAGAGATAGAGCGCATCTATAATGAGACGTTCAATAACTATGTGCCTATTGATATTCCGTCGGACTTTATTCCGAAGCATTTCGGAGGTTCTACACACAACATCACACTCCGTCCCCACCAAGCAAAGGCGGTAGTACGAGGTACTATGCAACCCTTGATGTTGGCTCACGAGGTAGGAACAGGTAAAACGTTCACACTTATTTCCACAGCAATGGAAATGCGTCGCTTGGGTACTGCTCGTAAACCAATGATAGTAGTACAGAATGCCACCGTGGGACAATTTGTTGCAAGCGCAAAAGCGTTATATCCAAACGCTAAGATACTTACTTTAGAGAATGCCGACCACGGCGCAGAGGGTAGAAAGCGTTTTTACGCAAAGATACGCTACAACGATTGGGATATGATTGTTGTACCCCAATCAACCTTTGAGTTCATTCCCGATAGCGAGGAAAGACAAATCGCTTTCATAAAAGACAAGGTGGAGGAAAAGATGATTGTTCTTGAAAAGATGCGAGAAGCTGACGAGAGCGGACAATCGTTTATGACACGTCGTGCTGAAAAAGAACTCGAGCAACTACAGGAAGAACTTGCTACACTTACTGACAATGCAGCACAGAAGCGCAATGAAAAGCAACTCACAGCAAAAGAACTGAAGAAGAAAGAAGTATCAAAGCAAAATGCGGAAGTTAAGGCGCGTGAAATGCTCGACCGTAGAACCGACAATGTGGAAAACTTCGACGATATGGGTATTGATGCTTTACTCGTAGACGAAGCGCACGAGTACAAACACTTAGGTTTTGCAACTGCAATGCAGCGTGGAGTAAAAGGCGTAGACCCCTCTTATTCCAAGAAGTCGCAAGGGGTATTCTTAAAGACTCAAGCTGTGCTATCAAAGAACCACGGACGCAACGTAATCTTTGCAACAGGTACGCCTATCAGCAATACCGCAGCAGAGATATGGACATTTATGCGTTACTTGATGCCGTCTAATACAATGAAAGAATACGGCATATACTACTTCGACGATTTTGTTCGCAACTTTGGCAGCATTCAACAGATGCTGGAGTTCACAACCAGTGGTAAATTCAAGGAGAATAATCGTTTTGCAGGCTATATTGACTTACCTGAACTTGCACGTATATGGTCGAGCGTTTCCGACATAGTCCTCACGGAAGAGCAAGAAGAGCTTAAAGAGAAGATACCTGAAACAGAGGGAGGCAAGGCGCAGGATATTTACTTACCTCAAACAAAAGCTTTGCGCAGCGTAATGAAGTATGTCAAGAAGCAGCTTACCGACTATGACAATATGAGTGGCAAGGAGAAAAAGGAAAACTCTCACATCCCACTCACGATGTATGGTATTGCAAAGGCGGCAGCCGTTGATGCTCGACTTGTTGATGCAACAGCAGAAGATGATATTAACAACAAGACCAACGAGGCTGTACGTCAAACACTGCGTGCTCTTCAAGAAACAGAAAGCTACAAGGGCACTGTGGCTATATTTGCAGATATATACCAAAACAAGGAAAGCGGTTTCAACTTGTACGAAGATATAAGAAAGAAACTCATCGAGCAAGGTGTATCTGAAAAAGAGATTTTCATAATGAAGTCTGGAATGACCATTAACAAGAAACTCGAAATCTTCGATAAGGTTAATAGTGGTGAGATACGTGTCGTTATGGGTAGCACATTCACACTTGGAACAGGTGTGAATATACAAGAGCGTTTACACACACTCATACACGTAGATGCCCCTAACCGCCCAATGGACTACACGCAACGCAACGGACGTATATTGCGACAAGGAAATATCCACAAGGATATGAACAAACCTGTTCGCATACTTCGTTTTGGAGTGGAAGACAGCCTTGATGTAACCGCTTATCAACGACTGAAAACCAAAGGCGCAATTGCCGACAGCATTATGAATGGCAAACAGCTTATGGCAAACAGTATGGAAAACCGTGCTATCGAGGAAGAGGAAGATGTGTTCGGTGATACTGTCGCACAACTTTCAGGAAGCGAGTATGCAATGCTGAAGAATCAAGCTGAAAAAGCTGTGCGGAAATTTGAAAGCAAGAAACGTCAATGGGAAGCCGACCAGACTTATATCCATAACGCAAAGCCACGCTTGAAAGGGCAAATATTCGATGCAGAACGTATGTTGGAAGACAACAGCGCACATCTTGAAACGGTTACAAAAACTTTCCCAAATGGTGAATTTAAGAAAATCACCATAGGCAAGATGCAGTTCGATAGTATTGATGCTATGTCTGACTTCATCAAGGACTTCAATAAGAAGATTAGGGAAGAAAGCGACAAGATAAAAGATAGTGCCAATTCAAACTACAATAGCAAGTTAGTTGTCAATATTGACGGTTTAGACTTCGTTGTTCATACCGAAATGACAAAGGAAACAACCTCTAAGGGTGTTAATATATTCAGCAAGACAACTCGCAAGATGTACTATTCTCAAGACGAATTAGGCTTGGAGAATGTGCCTATAAAGCAGGGATTATTGCGTAATGGTATTGAAGATATTGTTTTGAATGTTATCACAGGGCACGACTTTGCAGAACGCATCGACACACTAAAGCAGAACATAGCACGCTATAAGTCCGATTTGGAACTAATCCTTGCAAGAGACGGCAAGCCATTTGAGTTTGAGAAAGAACTTGAAAACGCTAAGGAGAAGTACGAGGAATATACCGAGGCTATGAAGAAAGAGCTGGAAGAAAAGGAAAAGAAATATGCCGAGTTGGATAGCAAGGTGGAAGAAGCTGGTAACCTTTCCAAAGCTACTGAAGCAGAAGAAGATGAGAGTGAAAAGAATGCAGATAATAATGTTCTATACCGCACCGTCTTCGGTGGTAACAGCGGTTATGTAGGTTATTCTTTGAGTAAGCGAGCCACCGAAGCTAAGGAAGAGGGTAGATACCCCAAGACAGAGTTCAAAAAGGAATACCACATTACTGAAAAGTCGTTAGATGCACTTACACGCCTTGGTTTTATTGACAATTCAGAATGGCATCATACAAGTATGTACGGCAACAAGACGCCATTCTATGGTTGGGTGGAAGACGAGTTTGCCGAAGACTACTTGAAGCACAAGAAAGAAATAGATGCATTGTGCAAGGGTATAGACCCCAAAACAAAGCAACCATTACTGGAGAAAACAGATAAGCTGCCGTATAAGTATGAATATGAGATACCACAACACGCAGAAGCCGAGGAAGCTATAAACCTTATAAAGAAATGGCGCAACGAGCAGTTGGACGAATACGATAAGGCTATTGGTTTCAAAGGCTACGCAAGTAGCACAGAAGAACAAAAGTCTGCACGAGAGGTCTTTATGCAGTCTCTCCGCAAGCAAATGGAAAAGAAGATTGCAGAGAAGTTGGCAAAAGACTTCCCCGAATACCTTGCAACTAAAACAGCCCTTGACGCCTACAATAATTACGAAGAGAATTTGCGCAAGGTAATAGGCGAACGTGTAAAGGAATATTTAGACCTTGATAAATATAGTCAGCGGTGGCGAGAGGGTAGAGGTGTTGAAACTTCTGCCGACGTAGAAGAACTCATACAGCACGCTACCCAAACTGCTCGTAGTCTGAACCTTGATAATGTGGAAATAGTCGCAGACGGTAGTATCTTTGAAGATAAGAAAGCCGCGGCCAAAGGTTTCTACAATAAGAAGACAGGCAAAATCACAATCATTGCAAGCAACCACACCGACATTGCAGACATAGAGAAGACTGTACTGCACGAGGGTGTGGCACACTATGGTTTGCGAAAGCTGTTTGGAGACAACTTCAACGCATTCCTTGATACTGTAATCGTGCAGTCCGAAGAATATGTAAGGCGCAAGATTGCAGAAATGGCAGCCAAGCACGAATGGAGTTTCCGTACTGCAGCAGAGGAATACCTTGCAGGAATGGCAGAAGATGCCAACTTCGAGCAATTGAAACCAACCACTTGGCAGCGCATCAAGCGTCTGTTCGGTGAAATGATGAGCGCATTAGGTTTGCACCATTCAGATGTTACAGACAACGATTTGCGTTATATGTTGTGGCGCAGCTACAAGAATTTGGAGAATGGTGGTAAGCGCAGCATACTCGATATGGCAGAAGACATTGCAATGCAATACAGACTGAAAGTGGGCAACTACGCTCACACGCAGTCTGACTATTCTAACAGCAATATTTTGTACCGCAGTGGCATAGACCCTACAGAAAACGAAATGCTGCCCGATGCACACACACGTTACGAAAAGGAAACAAAAGAACCCGACAAGATAAACTCTGTGCCCAAAACGCACAACTTCTCCAGACGTTTCTACAAATCATACGTAGACAGTATGCTCGCATTGAAGTCTTATATGAACAGCGTGTTGGAAGCTACAGGCGATAAGCTTTCAAGCCACGAAGATGTATATAAGGCTGAAAATGCAATGACAAGTAAGAATAAGACGCATCAGGAGGCATACGAACGAGAGTACTACAACCCAATGATTGAGGCTGGACGGAAACTTTGTGAAGCAGTAGGAATGAATTACGATGCCTTGAAGATGTATATTGTTGCGAAGCACGGTTTGGAACGCAACAAGTATATGGGTGAACGTGCGGCAAGGAACGACAAGCACGTATTGGAAGCACAGGCGGCAGTGGAGAGAGCAAAGAAAGCGTTTGCCGACAATCCTACCAATGACAACGAAGAGGCCATACAAGCATCGCAGGCAGCTTACGAACTTCTGTATGAAGATGCGCTGGTAGAATACAGCAAACGTGATTATTCGGGTCTCACTGACCTCACAGGTGAGGAAGACGTTGCAATGGCAGAGAAAGCAGCACAAGAACTTGTAGACAAGGTTGAACAGCAACCTAATGCAATGCCGAAAGTGAATGCTTTTTGGAAAAAGGTAAATGCAGCTACCAAAGCTACATTAAGAACTGGCTATGAAAGTGGAATAATGACTAAGGAAGCGTACGAGCATATCGCACAGATGTACAAATACTATATTCCACTTCGTGGCTGGGACGAAGCTATTGCAAGCGATATATACACTTACTACGGTGGTCGGTTCGGAACAGGGCAACCACTGATGAAGACAGCAGGTGGACGTTCTTCTTTAGCCGAAGACCCTTTGGCTATGATAGGACACATGGCGCAGCGCAGCATTATTGCAGCCAACAGAAACAAAATGAAGCAGGCTTTCTTAAACTTCACACTCAACCACCCCAGCAATTTGGCAAGTGTCAGCGAGCAATGGTATGTAAAGAACGCTTTGGACGAGTGGGAACGCAGAGACGCTGTGATACCTGCAGATGCAACCCCTGATTTGGTAAGCAAGCTTGTTGCTGAACACGAACAGGAAATGCAGGCATTAGCCGAAAAAGGCGAAGCTATCAAACAACGCAATGGTCTGAAACTCGACAAGCGTGTGCTGAATGGCGAGGGAGCAGAACACACTATTAAGGTATGGCGTGGCGGAAAAGAATATGTTATCTATATCAATGGTAATCCTGCTGTTGCACAAGCTGTGAACGGTCTGACCAACCCTGATGTCAGAGGCAGTATGTTACCCGAATGGGCAAAGATTGGGCTTGCAAAACTCAAGAACTTCCTATCTGCTGTCTACACCAGCTTTAGCCCTGCTTTCGTATTCACCAACTTTACACGAGACCAGTTGTTTGCTTCGCAGGCTGTATATATAAAGTACGGACTTAAGTATAAGCGTCAGGCAACCAAGAACGCTATGGAGTTGTTTGCAACAGGCGCATTACCAAAACTTGTTTACAAGTGGGAGCACGGCACGCTCGATACAAGCAATCAGACAGAAAAGCTGTTCGATGAATTTATGCGTGGCGGCGGCGAAACAGGATTCACAGCTTTGAGAGATATTGAAGCTGTTAAAAAAGATATAGAGAACGCGATAAATGGCAACAAAGAAAATGCTGCCAAGCGTGGGTGGAAAGCATTCTTGCGCAGTATCGAGTTCGCTAACCGCAGTGCAGAAGATTTCAGCCGCTTCGTTACCTATATGACGAGCCGTCAGCAAGGAAAGAGTATCGTTGATGCTATCTACGATGCAAAGGATATAACCGTGAACTTCAACAAGAAAGGCAGCGGTGAAATGGGTGCTCGCTATATGAACTTTGCGTATGTATTCTTCAATGCAGCTGTGCAGAGTATCAACAACTTTGCAACAATGGCTAAGCAGCACCCAGCACGCACAGCGTTAGTTGTATCAAAATTCGGCTCTTTAGGTTTCGGAATCCCTATAATGAACGCTTTCCTAATGGCAGTTTGCGGCGGCGATGACGAAAAGTATTGGGATAATATGGAATGGATACGCAGAAACAACATCTTGCTGTATGTTCCATTCACAAAAGATACTTTCATCAGCATTCCGCTTCCTCACGAATTGCGACCTTTCTATGGTATGGGAGAAATAGCAACTTCAATACTTTTCGGAAAAGAAACGCTTGAAGGAGGTTTTGTCAAAGCATTAGAGGGCTTTACAGGTATGCTGCCGATAGACTTTACAGGTAATGGTGGCGATTTAGCTACAACTCTCACTCCTACAGTTGGACAACCACTTGCGCAATGGAAATCTAACACCGACTTCTTCGGTAGAAAGGTTTACAATGATAGCGAATATCTTAAAAACGCTCCTGAATGGACGAAAGCATTTAGCAGCACACCGCCTTTGTTGGTAGATATTACAAAAGCCCTGAACAACATTACAGGAGGAAATGCAGTGGACAAAGGTGTCGTGAACCTCAATCCCGATGTTATCAATCATTTGGTAAAGGGATATTTCGGTGGTACTGCCAAATTCGTAACGCAGATGAGTAGTTTGCTTTACAAAGGCTTTAGCGGCAACACAAGTGATATACAATGGCGTGATATTCCTGTCGGCAGTAATTTTGTACAGCAATTGGACGAACGTAGTTACGGTAGCAGCACAAATGGCAGCTACAAAGACTTTGCAGACGAAGCAAAAGAAACAGAAAGCAGACTTGCAGGGTATAAAAAGCAGGTGCGTATGGGTTCTATGGAGTACGCTGAAAAGATAACAGAACTTCTCAACAGCCCCGAGTACCGACGCTACAAGATTGCAAAGGCATACGAGAAGCCTATGGACTTGCTGCGTGAAACGCTGAAGCACATAGACGACCCTACCGACAGGGAAGCCGTCAATTCTGCATTAAGAGGACTGCGTAGGCGTATGATGGAAACAGTTGAAATCGAACGTGGCAAGAATTATCCTGTGCGTGATGATGATTTCAGTTTCACAGGTGAAGCTGTTGATGAGCTTGGAGACGCTTTGAAATATTCTATAAAAGGCTTGAAGCAAGGCGAGCAGGAACGCCTGGAGGAAGATTACGACAACGATGCAGAAGAATACATCAGCGAGAACAAGGAAGAAACAATGCGTATCATTGGTGAATTGAACAAGTTATTGGGAAAGAAAAAAGCAAAATAAGTTTCATTTTCCAACAGGGCAGGTGGGTGGGAGTTAATACTTAAAGTATCACAAATGTGTTGTATCTATATCTTTGTGGGCAGATTAAAGAATGTTTTATGGCAAATAAAGGAAAAGAAAAACTGTTGAGTATGCGCCGTGTGTGCTCGGTACAGGGCAGGCGTGCAATGGACAGCGTTGCAAACTCAAAGCTGAACGATAAGGCAAGAGCTATGGAAGTGCTGTGCCAGGCGCAACGCTATTATATGAATATGGACGAGTTTCGCAGAGAGCGTGAACGAAACAAACGTTACACATACGGTAAGCAGTGGGAAGACGTTATCTGCGTGGACGGCAGAAGAATAACGGAAGCCGAATACATAAAGAAACAAGGTAACGTACCACTGAAGAACAACCTTATCAGGCGTTTGGTTCGCAGCGTGCTTGGCGTTTACAGAAGTCAGAGTAAAGAACCTATCTGTACTGCAAGAGACAGGGACGAGCAGCGTGTGGGTGAAACGATGTCCACGATATTACAGTGCAACAGACAACTCAACCGTATGGACGAAGTAAGCGCACGCAGTATCGAGGAATTTCTCATCAGCGGCTTTATCGTTCACCGTAAGTGGTTTGGTTGGCGCAATGATAAATTGGACTGCTGGACGGACTATGTGCAGCCCAACAACTTCTTCATCGACAACAAGATGCGGGACTTCCGTGGCTGGGACGTAAGCTGCGTAGGTGAAATACACGATGTAAGCTTTGATACGCTGCTCGGACAGTTTGCACAATCCCCCGAAGATTACCATAAACTATCCGAAATCTACAAAGACGCAAAGGAACAGCAGAATATCGTGGACAACCTACAGGGCTTTGGTATATCGGACGATAGAAATATAAGCTTCTTTATGCCAAAAGACGGAAGCCTTTGCAGAGTAATAGAAGTATGGCGCAAGGAAAGCAAGCCGCGCTACCGCATTCACGACCCCAACAACGGTGATATTTACAAGATAGACATTGAGGACTACCAAAGACTTTTTATAGCTGTAAACGAACAGCGGAAACAGCAAGCATTGGAAGCAGGAATGGATTTGAACGATGTTCCGTTCTTACGTGCCACTTGGTTTATGGATAACTATTGGTACTACTACTACCTTACACCATTCGGCGATATTCTTGCAGAGGGAGAGACACCCTATGAGCACAAGAGACACCCTATGAGCACAAGAGCCACCCTTATGTATTCAAGGCTTATCCGTTTATCGATGGGGAGATACATTCATTCGTAAACGATGTGATAGACCAACAGAGATACACCAACCGACTGATAACGCTCTACGACTGGATAATGCGGTCAAGTGCGAAAGGCGTACTGCTCGTGCCTGAACAGAGTTTGGGCACAATGTCAATAGAGGACATTGCCGATGAGTGGAGTAGGTTCAATGGCGTGATAGCTTACCAGCCAAAGGCAGGTGTCCCCATTCCTCAACAGATAGCCGTGAACTCTACCAATATCGGCATATCTGAATTGCTGAACATACAACTTAAGTTCTTTGAAGACATATCGGGCATTCACGGAGCACTGCAGGGTAAGCCTGGTTACAGTATGACAAGCGGTTCACTGTATGCACAGCAGACGCAGAATGCTACTACCTCGTTGCTGGACTTGCTTGAAACATTCAGTCAGTTCATTGTCGATGGAGCATACAAGGACGTTAAGAATATGCAGCAGTTCTACGACGAAAAGCGTGTATTCAACATTGCAGGCAAGAGCGGTAAGATAATAGTTTACGACCCCAAACTAATCCGTGATGTGGAATTTGACTTGAGCATCGTTGAAAGCACTGCTACACCAGCACACAGACAGATAGCCAACGAGTTCCTGTTGCAGATTTGGCAGAGCGGCCAGATTAATTTGGAACAGCTGCTGGAGCACGGAGACTTCCCATTTGCTGATGAGTTATTGCAAAGTATAAAGGCACAACAAACCGAAATCCAACAGCAAGGCACCGCCAGTGGAATACCACAGCAGATACAACAGCAAGCGGCGCAAGGTGCAGATATGGACGCTGTGAATAGAGTGTATGAAATGTTGAGAGCCTCTTAACCAACGACACAACAACAAAGGCTGCGTAATTGCAGCCTTTGTTGTTTCTGTCATATAGATGCTTCTGATATAACCTTTTTATGTAACCTGCTGTTTTCCATTCTTTTAGTCGTTACTATTATTTTTGGTATATCCATTTCATAGTAGCAGATATGCAACCCTATTGCTCGTGTCATCAACAAGTCGTCGTGTTTTCCGAGAATAGCACCAAACGAACCGTTCTTCTTGCGCTCGTAAAATAGATACTCATCAAGACACCGTTCATCACGCTCGACATACATCTGCTTTCTTATCACCTTTACAAGTGTCGATATAATCATCGGCTTTGTAGAAACATTCGTATGCCAACCGTATTTCTTTGGCGCACCCTCTGCAATGGCTTCCGCACTTTGCTTTCGTGCGTAGAGGTTGGGATATACATCTTTTATTTGGTCAAGTATGAACGGAGCTTGTACGCCGTCCACAACCCTATCCTTGTCCTTTGTCTCAAGCGTGTTACTCTCAATAACCAACAGTGCATTGTCATAGTATGCCGCTATCTGCGCAGACTTCCACGCAAGTATATCCATATCGGTGTGTCCATACCATTGCGCAACAACAGACGGCTTATCACCGTCCATCATATAAAATCTGTCAAATACGGTTATAACGGAGTAGTCGGCTTTTGCAGAACGCCCACCAATATCCACAACAACAAGGTAGCGGTTTGTAACTCTTTCGTTTGCCCATATTTCGGGTTTCTTCCATATCCACAAGCAGCCTTGTGCATCTTCAACAAACCTTAAACCCTTGAATGCTTCCTTACCCTCGTCGCCATCGGCAACCATATCGCCAATGAATTGCGGAGGACAGCAAGTCTTTTTGAAATTACCTACCAAATACTTGTCGAAAACCCTTGTGCCCGAATGCACGAACGCTTCTACGTCGTCAGACGGATATTCAGATGCCATTGTAGCGTGGTCGGGTTTACCCTTTCGTTCTTCTACGTACCAATGTATCGCTTCGAGAGTTGCGCCAAGTTCCCACAGGTACCACAAGTATTTGCCATTCTCTTCACGCTCGTTATTGACATTAGTGTTATTTCTATTCTTCCACAAATTGATAGCAAAGTCCGCCTTTTCGCTTTCACTATTAAATGGCAAGCTGTATATGTCTATGTCGAACCACGAAATGAACAATGCCTGGAATTGTGATACCCCTTTCTTAGCAGCGTCATATTCACGCTGAAAGAAGTTACCTGTGCCGTTTGCCGTACTTTCGTAAACTATCATCGTGTACGGCTTTAGCTGAATACCTGAACAAGCAGAACGTACTATATCTTCAGGCTTCTTTCCATCTGTAGTTTTCCAAACACCTACTTCGGAAAGGTGTACCAAGTTGTAATCACCACCACGGCAACTGTCAGGACGTTCGGCAGTACCTATCTTTATCTTGCAATTACGTTGCGGTACTCTGTATATCGCCCCCGATTTGCCTACTCCAACAAGTTTGGGCTCGTTGGGATTATAAATCTCTCCAAGCTCGTGTAGCATCTTTATCGGATATGCCTTAATCATACGGTCGAACATATCCTTAATTTCGTCTGATGCCGTACCTTGATGCGCAATGATAAGCGAGTTTAGACCCACCTTGTGGACAAGCTGCAACCACGCCATATACAACTGCGAGGTAGTAGAACCACCCCATTGTCGTGCTTTCAGCAGGATAATGCGTATAGGCTTGTTTGCAAGGCGGAGTTTTTCAAGTTTCTCTACAAATCTGCGCTGCGGACGTGTCAGCCGAAACAAAACATCTTCACCACCACCTTTATTTTTGATGTACACAAGCAATGCTGCCCAAAATGCAAAGTCATACTGTATGCGTATGCGGACAATCTGCTCTATGATTTTAAGCCTGTTCTCCTCCGTGTACTCCGCATCAAGTTCCTTTTCGCAAAACACTTTCATAGACTTGTGCCTTGCGATGAGTTTGATAAGTGGAACTTCCAGCATTCCCACAGGTAGATACTGCGTAGGTAAAGGGTGGTCTTTTATAACCACCTTTTTTCTTTTCCCTATCGACCCCTCGCCTGTGATAGGATTAAACGTGCGACCATTCTCTTCGTTCCGCTTGTCATTATCGGAGAGTATCTTCTTGACGTACGTACTTACCCCACTTTGTTTCTTGCTCTCCTGCGCTCGTACCATTTTGATTTAATCTTGCTTATAATGACTTTGATAGACCCCTCTGTAAGATAAAACTTCGGAGCAGGCTGTCTTACTACCCTGAATACTATTTTTGTTAATGTGAGATTTGGGTGCTGTCGCTTCATAGACATTGTTCTTTTATATATCTCTAAGAACATATCACGCTTGTTTTTACCCATATATAGGAGTTTATCCCCTTTTATGACTTGTAATACTACAATAAGTGCTCTTTCCTCGCTTACCCAAAAGCGGTCAGACGGACTGTCTGCCATTTTTCTGTATATTTCTTCAGAGCATATAAATTTTACTTCTGATATAAGCTGATGGTAAAGTCTTAATAGATTGTCATTCCTTTCTTCTTCATATTCAAAATGACTGCCAAAATTCTTCATACCAATATAATTGACAAATTGTTATATTGGCACTTGTTCCCACTTGCAAAGATAATACTTTGTGTTAATAGATAAAAGTATAACCATTAATAATGTGCTTATTTTTGTGGCGAAAAGGATAAAAAATTGTTTTACAATGGCAGAAGAAACAAAGAATACCCCCCAAAAAAGCAAGCGCGAACTATTCATAGAGCGTTTGAAAGCCAAGTACCCTAAAGACAACTTCGACGATGAAGAAGTATTCTACGGCAGACTTGGTGAAGATTACGACAATGCGGAAAACAAACTCGCAGAGTACAAGAAACACGAGGACGGACTGTCAAGCATGTTTGCAGCCGACCCTCGCAGTGCTGCGTACCTCAACAGCTGGCGCAATGGTGCTGACCCAGCAGTCGAACTCATTCGTTTGTTTGGGGACGAAGTGTTGGAAGCACTGAACGACCCAGACAAACAAGAGGAAATCGCCGAAGCACGCAAAGAATACCTTGATAAGGTTAGCAAATCGGAGGAGTTGGAAAATGAATACAACCAAAACCTCGAGACGTCTTTGGAGACATTGGCTGCTTTCCAAGAGGAAAACGGATTGAGCGACGACGAACTGGACAATGTTGCAGAGTTCATTATGACCATCATTACAGATGGTATCAACGGCAAAATCAGCCGTGAGACAATGGACTTGGCTTTGAAAGCTATCAACCACGACAGCGATATTGCTGCCGCAAGCCACGAAGCGGAAGTACGTGGCAAGAACACAAAGATAACAGAGAAACTCCGCAAGGAGGGCGACGGAACGGCAGTGATGGACGGACAGAACGGAAGCCCAGAGAAACCTAAGCGCAGAAATTCCATATTCAGCATAGCGAGTATGGCAAAGTAGCGAGTAGCAAACAGTAATAGAAATTTATTTTCAACTAAAATTATTTGTAAAAAATGACAGAACAAATTCAAACAGTAGAAACGCAGCCCAAGGCAGCCCCAGGCTCCGCAGGGTTGGAAACCCAGTTGCCAGGACAAACCACAACTGTAGACGGCATGGCAGCCGCAGGCGGTGGCATTGCACCTGGTGAACTTATGGAAGTAGACATCGACGACGAACTTGCCAAGTTTGAAAGCGATGAAACTCCACTTTGTTCACTTATGCTCAACGCAAAGAAAGTGAACGTAAACTCCCCCATAGTGCAGCACTATCAGATTGACGAAGAAATCTCGTCAGTTATCACCACAGATGCAATTGCAAAGGGTACAGCAGCTTCTTTCGTTCTCAAGCTTTCAGAAGAGGACAAATCATTTGTACAAACCTACATGACCTTACACGTGCGTGGTGTGAATGGTTACACCGAGGACGGCTCAAAGGAAGATGCAGGTTCTGACTTGCAGCTCTATGTAATAGGTAGAGACGCAAGCGACAATCCTATCGTTCGTTGTGTAAACGGTCCACGTCAGAGTCCTACCAGCGAATATTGTCAAACTCCTGCAATTCCAAAGGGTACAAAGATTGACATTCTCGCAAACGCACTGCACGAAACTCAAAAGGTTGTACCGCCTGATACGTTCGTTCCCGTGCCAACCCTCGTAACTTTACAGAAGCGTGGGCTTACACGTATCGTTTCTGACTACTTCGATAGTCAAAAGAAACGCATTCCATTCACACAGGCGTTGCTTGCCGAACTCGCTATTCGCAAGTTCAAGCATGCCACCAACCGCTCATTGTGGATTGGTCGTGGAGGAAAGATGCCTGTCAAGGACGAAAAGACAGGAACACAAATGGTTTACTTCATGAAAGGAATACGCTGGTACTTCAAGCGTGAAATGGAGCATACGGGTAAATGGGAGTACGAGGACTTCGTAGGTCTTGGCAAACTCTTCTATACAGGTGCCGACGTTCCAAAGGGTGCTCTTTGCCTTTGCGGAAAGAATTTCCTTGAGAACATTCAGTGCATAGACTTCTCAAAGCACCCCGAAGTTCAAATTAAAGTCGAAACAAATAGCTTAGGCTGGAGCGTTACACGCTTCCACACAGTGTTTGGAGACTTCGACTTCAAGCACGACCCAACACTCGACCGCATTGGTTACAGCAACAGTGCTGCTATCTTGGGCTACGACCGCCTTGTACACTATGTTCGCAGTGCCGAACACTCTGACACAGAGAATGTAGAGGAGCACGAGGCAAAGCGTGAGACCATCATTGTATGGGACGCATTAGCACTTAAGGGAGCTTGCCACATCTTCATCAACGGAGAGGGCACTCCAAAAGCACCTGATGCAACAAGCTACGGCGTTTGGAAGTCTGACAAAGCACCTACTGGTGATGACCTCGTAGACGGAAAGGTATATTACCTGGTTGTCGATTGCCCTGGAATTGACAAGAAAGCACGAAAGGGTGAAACTTGGATTTACAAGAAAGGTGGTGGCACTGGCACTTGGGAGAAGTACGAGGGAGTATTAGACCTTTAATGTGTTGATGCTTTAAAATTAGTAACAGAGGGGAGGTTGAGACATACTCGCCTCCCCATATTTTTAAAAGAAACAGTTATGAAGCAAAAAGTATATGGCGCATATAATATGACAGAATGGGAGATACTCCTGCCAGTCGCAGGTCGCATTATGAAAATCCCTTTCAGTGGAGGCACAATCTCTGGCACAGGTATTCGCCCAGCAGCTTTCACCACGCAAAATGAGATTATACAGTTCGCATTGGAGAACAGTTTGCACTTCAAGAGTGGCAGAGTGCAGCTAATCGATGAGACTGACATCGAAGACCCAAAGGCGGAATCAGAAGAAGCTCAAGAAACATCTACCGACAATGAAGATGTTGCAGACAACTTCACAGAAGTAGAAGTAGGCAGCCTCGAGGAAGCAGTAGACTATCTCGTTAGCAACTTTGATGATGCGAATAAACAGCAGTTGCGCAGCAAAAAGGCAGCAAACGCCTTTGCAGAAACTAAAAATATTCGCTTTGTAGGACTTTAACACAGCAGTGTAATGATTTACAAAGTTGCAGATTTAGTGCGTGAAGTACGCATTGCTATTGACAAGAACAATAGCAGTGCGCCACTTGCCGCATTGATTGACGATGTGGACACATTGAGTATCGGCAAGCTCATTGAGAGCAAGATAGAAGACGCTACTCGTGCTGTTACGGTAAATGCTCCTCGCCACCTGTTGGATAGTGGCAAAGGCTTTTCCACTGCCGTGGCTTGGAGTTCTTCTAAAACAAAACATTGGGGCTTTACACAACTACCCGAAGACTTTCTGCGCCTTGTAACTTTCCAAATGTCAGATTGGAGCTACCCTGTTGTGGAAGCCATTACGGAAACAGACCCGATTTATAAGCAGCAGAATAGCAGGTTTGCAGGCATCGGTGGTAATCCTCAACGTCCTGTTGTAGCCATCGTGCAGCACCCTATCGGCTTAATATTGGAATTCTATTCTTGCACATCTAATGACGTAGCGGTAAAGATAGCTCGCTACATTCCTATTCCACGTGTTGAAAACGAGCGAATAGGAATATCTGAGAAACTTGTAGACTCCGTAGTTTATTACTGTGCTTACCTCGTGCTCACATCTTTGTCCGAGGTCGAACAGGCAAAAGTGATGTTTGCAATATATAAAAACTTATCTGAACTAAAATAACATATATAAAATTGTATATGGATAATTTTCTTGGAAATTTCAACAGTATAGAAGAAGTACACACAACCCACCCTTTAGGCGGCGCACAAGGAGACTATGTTACCATAGGAACGGAAAACTATTATTGGAATCCATTCTCATTGGAATGGACTACCGAAAAACCAACTGCAGTTGTACCTGTCAATAGCGTAAGAGAAACCAACAACCTTGGAAATTTCTCAAACATTGAAGAGGTATACAGCAAATACCCCAACGGTGGCAACGAGGGCGACTATCTGTTTATAGGCAGCGTAGAATACGTTTGGAACAAATGGGAGCGAGTATGGCAGAATAAAGGCAACACTACTCCTGTTGGAGGAAGAACAGCAAATACTTTCGACGGCGATTTGATTGTTGGAAACGACTTGTACGTGGGGGGTATCTTTCGCTTCAAAGGCTTTTCTGGTGGCGGAGACACGCCACCAGAAAAGACGTCTGCTACTATAACACTTAAAGACCTCAACGAGTTCCCCATTACCCCGCAGCAGGCTATCGACTTCGTCAAAAACAATAACCAAAACGCCTATTTCACATTAGTAGACGATGGAAAGATGATAGGCACGGTGAGTATCTTCATAGATACCCAGCGACAAGTGCTTACAGAAGTGCTCGAAACTCGTGTGCTTGTTAAAGGTGATACTATTGGGGGAGGGCACGTTTACGACCAACCTACACGCTATTGGCGCAATTATGGTTTAAAGCGGGATTACGCACAAGGAAAGGTTAAAAAGTATCAATGGACACTTTGGGAAAAATGCGCAGACAAAAAATTAATATACCTTTCAGAGCATCTTAAAGAAATGGTAGAAGTTTATGACGGCTCACCAAAAGGAGAGCACCACACACTCAAAGAAGTGTTGGATATGATAACCAGTGAATCTACTGCTACACAATACAAAAAATGTAGACTGATCAGCTTTGTGGACAACAATACACATAAACGTGTATTATACCAGTGTAATGCTGCTGAAGTGTCAACAGATGAAAGTAATTGGAAACGCTTGTTGACAGAAGACAACCCTGTAGACGCAGGGCAAAAGCCAACAGTGCTTCCATTCGACGACTACGTGGACAACGCGTCAGTAATAATAGGCTCGCCTGCTGGTGCTGGAGAAATAATTTACGACAGAGTAAAAAAGGTCTTCCTCGCTCGTTCAGATGATAGATATTACGCCAACATTGTCAATAGTAGCAATTATGGGAATAGTACTGAAGATGGTATAAAGCCCAAAGAGGGCGTTATATTCTACCACCGCACAAGTGGTGATATTTTCACCTTTAAAGATGGTGAGATGAAAGCGTTGTTATCTGCAAATGGAACTGTGGACACATCGGCTATTGAAAAGAAAGCTGACGATGCAAAGAAAGTAGCTGATACCGCTAAGCAGGTGGCAGAAGAAGCGAAGCGACAAGCTAACACCAACAAGCAGGCTATCGACACGATGGTGATATCAGGAGGAGTACCTATCGTTCAAGAACTGGGTAATAGCGAGACACGAGTTATGTCTCAGAAGGCCGTGACAATCGCAATAGAAAAAACAAAAGAAAAAATTGTAGAGGTTACACAGATTAATGCTTTATCCTTACAATGGAAAGGGGGAGGGATTAAAAAATCTGATGGAAAAGAGGAGAGTGCTGAAAACGAATTTATCTTCAGTCAGGCTCTATCGGTAGAGGGGTTCAATTCGATAGAGTTTGAGTATCAAACGTACTCAACCTACTACGCAACAGTATTATACAGTGCAGGAGGTGACATACTACAAGTTTTTGGAGTAGATAAAAAAGGAGAAAATGGTATTTATAGTAGCACTAATATAGATCTACCACCTAATGCTTCATATATCAAATTTACTAGCTATATTGATAAATTTCCAAATATATTCCTTAAAAGAAATCTCTCTTTAAAAGAAAAATCAACCGTATTAGAGAAAAAAATAGAAGATATAAATGAAGGTACTAAATCTCTATTTACCAGAGATCTAACACATTTAATTAGATACAACACTGGTGGTATTAATGTAACTAATGGGGAATTTTCTACGAATGGATATGATGTTTTTGCAGCATCGGACTTTATTCCTATCCCTGACGATGCTATTAAAGCAAACATTGGATACCAAGCATTCAGTACAGTATATGGCACTGTAGTGTATGATGCTCAGAAAAAAATCATAACATCATACAGTTCTCTTAAACAGGGGAAAAAGGGGGATGTAGGTAAAACAGGGGAAATAGATGTTCCACAGGATGCTAAATACATAAGAATAACTGGCTATCAACCTAGCGTAAATGCAGAAAAAATACCCCTTGTGTTTATTTTAAGGTCGGCAAATGCTGTATCTCACCAAGAACTAGAAGAAAAACTACAAGGGACAGGAATAGTTCCTCCTATTAAATCAAAGAGATTAGCTTTCTGTGGTGATAGTATCACTTATGGATTGAACCAAGATGGTGGAGACAAGTTAGATGCTTTTCCTGAACAGGTCGGAAGACTATTAGGTTGTAATACAACAAATTATGGGGTATCTTCTGCAAGTGTTGGAGGCGAAGGGCCTCGCGTGTGGTCAGTAGACTTTAATATTGTATCAACAGAAGAGGATATTATAGGTATTATGATAGGAATCAATGACTTCTATCGCGGGTATCCTCTTGGAAATAAAGACGGTAGTAGCGGATTCTACAAAAATTTGCATGCTATGTGGAAAGGATTTATAAGTCGTTTCCCACCATCAAGAGGCAAGCGCCTGTTTTGTATTATATACCCATATTACGATGTTAAACCTAACTGGGAGACTTGGACGTCTGCAATGCAAGAAGTTGCAGAGTATTATTCGATTCCTGTTCTAGATTTGTCAAAAGAGTTGGGTATCAACCCTCATATGGATACTAACTTCGAATACTGGCGAGAGGAAGGAGCAGGGAAGCATAATGCGCACCCAACTCAAATAACACACGATATGATGGCGAAAGTTGTCGCTGCTTATGTTAAAGCGCATTACGATGTTTAGATTAATTATATTATATGGTAGATTTTTTAAGAACTGCTATTGCGATGTTGTTCAGCTGCTTATTGACGCTGTTTTCGCCTATACAGGACATACTCATTGGTATGGTAGTGTTGTTGGCGATGAACGGGGTGTTTGGACTGCTGGCAGACATCATCAATGGTAAGGGTTGGAAGATGAGCAAAGCAACGAGATTTCTCGTACAGTGTTTCGTCTACTTCGTGCTCGTTATGGCATTGTTTGTCGTCGGACATTTCATACACAAAGACAGCGAAGCCGCCACGTGTGTGAGTATTATTAGCATCATTACCACGTGGGTCTTCTCTATAAATATATTGAGAAACTGCAGAAATTGCTGTCCGAAAACAAGTAGTATGTACAAACTTTTTGACATACTGTATTACATTGTCAGCATACAAATAGTAGAAAAAGTTCCATTCGTTGCAAGCTACATAGCACGCAAGGAAGAAGAGAGTAATAATCATTTAAAATAATAAAGATATGGAATTATATTAAAAAATTTTTGAGAAGCAAGACTTTTCTTGCATTAGTAAGTATCGTATTGTCATTCTTTATGGTATGGCAGGAATTGAACCTCGATACAAGCACACCATTGCTTAACATTGCAAGTTATGTGCTGATAACCACCACTATTTTCGCTTTTGGCAGCGAGGCGGCGCGAACGTTCATCAACAAAGGTGATGTTCACGCTCCCAAATGGAGCTGGAAGGCGGTGCTGACGTGGTATTACGGAGCGGTGCTCGGTATGGCGTTAGCATACGCAATCCATTATATTTGATTTGAGTCTTTTTTATCATACGTTTTATGTTTATTATCTACCGTACCCTTGCTTGCGATAAGTAGGGGTACTTTTTAAATAAAGGGAAAAATATGAGAGATATAAAGTATATTGCCGTGCACTGCACAGCAAGCAATCAGAGTACAACAGTAGCAATGCTGCTTAGCGAGTTCAAGCGTAAAGGCTGGAAGAACCCTGGCTACCACTACGTGGTAACGGCAGACGGAAAGATACACCAGCTGTTGGCAGAGGACAATGTAAGCAATGGCGTGAAAGGTTACAACAGTATCAGCATCAACGTTGCCTATGTTGGTGGCATCGGTGAGAGTGGAAAGGCAGTGGACAACCGCACTCCGTTACAGAAGTTGTCCTTGCGCAAATTATTGTCGCTATTGAAGAAGAAATACCCAAAGGCGATAATACAGGGGCACAGAGATTTCTCACCCGACAAGAACGGCAACGGCAAAGTCGATGTGTGGGAGCGTATAAAAGAATGCCCTTGTTTCGATGCAAAGGTGGAGTACAAAGATTTGTAGCAACAGAAAGTGGGTGGTCTCGTGTATAGGACCATCCACTTTCATTTAATAAAACAAACAAAAAACTAAAATGGACTTTGCGACCGTCTGATACGTCCACTGCGCCTGCTTAAACAACTGATTATTTTATCTTTTATATCCTGTATTTTTTCTGTCCATATAACCTTACGGTCGGGCATCACAATGCTTACCCAGTCTTCTATCACCCTACACACAAGATATTCGTGTATGAGATGCTCCAAATACTCTAACGAGGTGCGTGAGAACGTTGTAGGCACACGCATCGCAATGGAGTAGTTGTTGGGGTCTGAAAAAACGTCATTCACTTGCTCACCTCCTACAATGTTGTCGTGAGTATATGGATAGAGAATATCCACGCATTCCTGATGAGCAAGACCTAAAACACGCACAACCCTGTCTATATTGCCGTCCTGTACGATGTCTGCAAGTTCCTGCTTCGCATTTACGTTCTCCAAAGCAGACACTTCACTCAACACCCAACTGTTATTGGTAACATCGTGTAGCAGTTCATCACGTTTAAACAGTAATGCCACCTCTTTCTTTTCTCTGTTCACTGCGGCTATCGAAGCCTCGCAGCAGCCACAATCTATTATCATAGTAAATCCTTTTTGTGTTACACGTTAAAAAACCTCACCACGTTTATGGCGCACCCTTTTACTAAATGCCTCATACATTTGCGGCAGCAGACTGTTAGCCATTTTATAATAACTGTCAGCTTCTTCCCTGTTTGTCTTCAGATACCAATTACCGATGCAGTAATTTACAATATAATCGTGAATGCTCGTTGCAAGAAAGTCTGCCGACGAATATCTGAAATTATTAGGGACACTAAAGATGAAGATATAACTCTTTTTTTCTATATCTATCAACTTCAATGAATTATTTTCAATATATTTGCCCAAATGAACACGCAGTAAGCCGATAGCACTTTGGATACTCCTAAAAACCTCGTTCTCGCATTCCTCGCTGTTGTCCGTAACAGTATTGGCAGCTTCGTTATACTTATCACCCTCCATCGCTGTGCGACCAGCAAGGTATGTCTTGTTTGCTATATCATAAAGCACTTCACCTATCTTTATAGATATGTTTACTTCTTTCTTTGCCATAGTTTAATATTCATATTCACGTTTGACAGGCGCATACTTCACAGACAACTTCCGTTTTACACCCTTTACAAAATCCTTGTAACAGGTAAAATAATACTCTGTACGCTCTCTTTCCGTGAGTTCAAACCATTTATAGAGAATGAAGTTTACAAAGCAACTGAACAGGTCTTTTTGTAGGATTTTTGCCCTTAACCCATCTTTCTCGCTCTTGTTGTACAAAGATTCAACTGTGAGGGAAACTTCGCCTGTGTCTGCATTTGCAATATCCACGATAAACCTTTGAAGTTCCTCTGCTACCTTTCCGCAGCAGTCCTCCCAAAACCTATCCAGCATTTCCCTGTCGCTGTCCGTAGCGAACACACGGGCGTACATATCCGTGTCCTCGCTGTTTTTCTCACTCTTTGCACCGACATAGCTACTTATCTTCGCCACTTCGTTGTAAACGTCTTTCTTTTTAATACTCAATATTATCTCTGCCATACACCTGCAAAACTAAATCAATTTTGTTGCAAACATCATTTATCTATTAACGCAGCTGATTGTTGAATCTGCCGCGAACAGAAACACTTGCACCACTAATGCTATATCCTACAGACAGACTGCCGAATCCTACAATACGATAATACTTATAAGGTGAACCGCTGAAACCACGTAGGTAATGGTCTTCCGATGACCATACCAACGACCAAGTTTCCAAGTTCCTCGAACCATAGAGCACCGTCTTGATATTACCATTAGTAAAACGCCCACGCTGAATAACACTTTCTATCGTCTTCAGAACATTTGCAGCACCGAATTTCAGCGGTCGTGTAACGAACAACACCCTTGTTTCTTCTGTATTGTCATAGTTTGTCAAGTCTGTCAAGCTACCGTCGCTATTCATTGCCAACGCTTGTGGATATGAATTTACACCATGAACGATACCGCTCTCCATAATACTCCACATCTTAGTGTTCAACGAATATACGTAAGCATACGCCTTTGTTGGATTGAAAAGAACAATCCGTTGGTGCGAATAGTCGTAAATCATACCACTGTCCTTTATATAGTCCTTAAATCGAACGTATTCGAACTGGTTATCTTGCAAATCTGCAAGCCTGACTATATCTTCTCCGTGCGGTAAAGTGTTCAAGACAAAAGGTACTTCTCCGTCCAACACATCGGAAATACACGTACTCTGCGCACCCGACAGCAACATTATGCCCCTTTCCGTGGCAAACAGCACCGCACTGTCTATCTGTGTGATGCTATCCTTATCCACGCACACGTCCCTCGTTATTGGTTGTCTTGCCGAATAAGCACCATTAGAGGCAACTTCTAAAGCCCACACGCCGTCAGAAGTGAAAGCATACAAGGGGAACTGTCCGAATTGTCCCTCCGACAACGCTTTCGCAGCGGTGGAGATACCGTATATCTCGCCAACCCCCACGGTCGTTATCCCCAGCACTGGGAACACAAAGGGATTATTCACCTTTGATGTGTATATCTTGCTCTTTATGTCGATTGTCGTGTCAATGTCGGAAGTATCAGGAATACCTCTCCACGATTCTTCCATTTCTCCCAACGTTCTGAAATCACCGAACCAAAAAGCACCATTTAGTCCAATGTGGCTTTCCAGAGACAACTCAAAGCGTCGTTCTGCTGTGCTATCCCACGCACCCTGTTTCCACGCACCCTGAACACGGATAACAGCCTTGTAGGCGTTTGCATTGGGATAATAGAAGTAGTAAAACGGAACACTGTAAAAAGCCTCGCTAACATCGCTTTCGACAATAATCTCTCGTCCTGCCTGCTTGATAAACACATACGCACGCACTTTAATCGGCCTGAAGCTCAAAGCCTTTATTATACTGCTATTAACAAGCGTATTGACATCGGCAGGGGAAAAGCCGTGAAACAGCTTTTTTGTCAAGCCTGTAAGGTTCAAGCGTTGGTTATACGCAAACGCCGCCTTTGCCGTTAGCTTGTCGTGGCTGTCGTAATCGTCCGTCATATGCTGTCGGTTTACCAACGACCGAAAGAAGTACTCATCAATATCTATCGTCTTGCGGCTGTGCACCACCAGATCTTCAATATTGATACTTTTAAGCAAATAGAAGTCGCGGCACGTCTTAATGTTTTCTACTACCGTCTTGGAAGACACCTTGGGCAGCTCTAAGCTGGCCTTAAATGTAATATCGGCATTGGGAGGAGTTATAGTCGGCTGATATTTTCTACTATAAGCCTCGTACCAATCCCACTCGCTGTACTCGTCGCTTTCCTGAACGCCAACCAAGCTGCACGCAGATTTCGTATTCCTTATGTCCGAAGAACTTATCGGCGTAATATTCAAATACTCCACATCGCCATTTTGGTTGTAGGTGTAAACTGGCGCAGACACATAAACATCTACCGACTTTACAATGTCTTTCCAATCTTTCAGCTTGCTTAAATCGCTCTGCACCATATAGTCCAAGTCGCACGTCATACCGACAATTCGATAGTTCACTTTCTTTTCTTCAAAGAAAACCTTATCGCCTGTCTTGTAGAAGTTTGTACCCTCCTCGATGCAGACAGGCGAACAATTCGTTGATGGAATCATCAGAATAGGCGCAGAATGCTTCGTCAGACTGCCGTCATATAACCGATAAGCATAACGGACAAAGAACGGATAGATAAACTTACCTTTCTTTTCGTAGTTCTCGGCTATGAACTTGTTCACATAGCCCAGCACGTAATCCGTTATCTCTTTCTTCTCTGATTCCCTGATTTTCAGACGCAAGGTTGATTTTCCGTTCAACCTTTCGGTCAAGAAAGGCTCCCACGCTTTCTTGACGTTTTCATCGAAGTTCACAATCGACACGTCCAACTTGTCGCTGCGTTCCAATGAACCCTGTAAACCAAAACGAATGGATATGTCAGGAATTTCAGAGCCTAAATGCTTATAGGTGCTCTTTGCTTGCTCCCACAAGAAATACTTCACCCCCGAAGTGGTAAGCAGCATTAGCGTATTGCCAAGTGCAGTAACCTGGTATAAACCATCACTGCCCAAATCATACAAGTCATACAAGTTGCTGCCGTTGGTTGTCCAAGACAAACGCCCCGAGCGATACAGATTATTCTTGCTGCCCTGCAAAGAAGTTCCACTCACATCAATAACAATGTAATTCGTAAACCTGTCGCCACGATGCGCAAATAATACCGCGCTGTCCGCATTTCTCAACTTAAACAATGTCTCGGCACGCTGAACAGGAGAGAGGCTGACACCTCCACTTCCATTAACATTGTCAGGAACTAAACCGAGTACGGCTGCCAACTCTCCGTCGCTGCAGTCGTAGTCTGAACCGTGAGCCGTAAAACCTTTGTATCTTATCTCTTCTGTCATAACCAAATTTCTCTTTTATGATTGCGAAGATACAGCCAATTTTACCGCCCTACACTTTAAGTATTAACCGACAACGCAAGTCTACTTCTGTCTACTATAGACTTTGTTAAAACCTCCCTATTTGTCGCACATTATTTTAATAAGCTTATTATCAGTTGATTATATGATTTATTACTTCTCTTTAGAAATATACTCCCTATTTGTCGCAATTAATTGTAACTACTTATATATATTGTAGTTATAGTAGTATATAAATAGCCATCAAAAGATGTTCCCTATTTGTCGTAGGTAGCTGTTTTTGCGCCAATATGCGAGATTTCGCAGAAAACTCATTTAACACTTGATTTTCGGTACATTTAAAACATATTCCATATTTGTCGTACTTTGATATAAACACTTGAATTTCTTTTCTTTACAATAAAATACAAATAAGAGTTAAAACATATTCCCTATTTGTCGCAGTGCCGTATAATACATTTATTATAAAATATTTATAAAGTTCAATGTTTTTTGAGTTTTAAATATTCCCTATTTGTCGCACTTTGTTATTTGTTGATTTTGGATTTAACAATTTACCCGAAAACGCTTTATTTTTGTTTAAATCAGTTTCATTCCGTTAATCCCTCGCGTGCGCGTGCGGTTAGGATATAATTATATATAAAAAGAAAATATATAAAAGAAAAAGAAAATATTCTTCTTATTCTTATACGCGCGAGACAAAAATTTTCAAAAATCGTTTTTCTTTTTATTTTTCACCCTTTTTAACAGAATGGCAAACGCAAGAAAAACAACAAAAGAAAAACTTTTTGTCGGTTACTTTTTCAATTTCGCCTGCAGCATTTCAAAATCTTTCCGAATGTCGGCAGCCAATACTTTTGCGTATGTGCTTTCTGTTATTCTTGTAGACGAGTGCCCAAGCATCTTTGAGATATGCTCCATCTTCACGCCAAGCGATAAAGCCATAACGGCGTAGGTATGCCTTGCCCAGTGCGTGGAGATGGGTTTGTCTATCTTTGCGTACGACGCAACGACTTTCAGATACTGATTGTACTTCTCGTTGCTTATGATGGGCAGCTTGTAGTCATACTTCTTCAGTACCGCCAACGCCTTATCGAGTATTACCACAAAATATTCCTCGTCTGTCTTCTGTCTTGTATCCCTGATTGCATAGCAATCCCCTTGCTTCTCTGTTTTGGAAAAATCGAACTTTGCCAAGTCTCCATACGAAAGCCCAGTATAGCTTTGGAAAACAAACAAATCTCTGACACGCTCCACGGCTTTGTCTGTTATCGTACAGCTTTCTATCTGCTTCAGTTCGTCCATTGTGAGGTATCTGATACCCTTTGCCTTGCCACGTTCTATTTTCAGCTTGCGATATGGGTTTGCAGTGAGATAGTCAAACTTGATAGCCTCGTTAATGTATGCTTTCAATCGCTTGTGGTAACCGTAGATGGTTGTCTGCAGGTAGTTCTTACTGTGCAACCAGTCATCAAATCTTGTAATGTTAGCCGTCGTGATGTCTGCAAAATATTCTATGTACTTGAATTCTTCAAGTGCAGTTAGAAGTGTTCTGTGCGTCCTCTTTGTCGTTTCTCTTATATCGCCCCTGTCAAGCAGGCGTCCTGCAATGAATTCTATGAATGTAAGGTTGTCGCTTCCTCCGCTACGCTTCATATAACTGGCAAGTTCATCGAATGAGAAAGGGAGATTACGCTGTATTCCGTCTTTTATAAAATCCTGCACCTGTTTTAACTGTGCGTCTAAAATGTCGTTGTATTCAAAAGTATGGGGCGAATTGACAACCTTATATCGCTCGTTCCATTGGTCAGCGTACACTTTTACTCCAGTCGAGAACCATTTGCGTTTCCTGTTATACGTTACTTCGAGTTGTACCAACCCTGTTTTGTTCTTTGTCGCTACGTGTTTCCTGTCAAACACCAGCCTAACCATTGCATACTTCATTGTTTCTATTGTTTTTGGTATCACAGATGGTATCACATCGGGTACAAGAATATGTCCGCTATTGTCCGTTAATGTCCGCTATTGCTCTCCTTGCGTTAGCCCCACCTTTCATTATAACTATTTGGTTATCAGTTGTAATATGCTCATTTTCAGCAGGTAAGCGAAATATTCAAATCTCCTTTTCTGTGACTCCGATGGGATTCAAACCCATGACCTCAGGAACCGGAATCCTGCGCTCTATTCAGCTAAGCTACGGAGCCAATAAGTTGATTGCAAAGATACTGCAAAGTTTGCAATTGGCAAAATTTACCTTCTACAAAATACTTCACAAAACGAATGTAAAGATTTATAATTATTGAGAAAACCAAGCAATTTAAGGTTTTTAAACAAAGCTTATAATACAACCGTTTGTATATGTAAATTTGTTAAGTAATACTTAATAGCTTGATTATCAGGCATTATTTTTGTACCTTTGCACCCGTTAATATGAAACCGAGGTTTGTGCGCGCCGATTCTCACGCCCGTCTTACCGCATAATTTGCCTATCTTATGGCAAGTTGATAGGTTTCGGAAAATTAGATATAATGAGAATTTTAAGAGTATTAATTGTAGGATTTTTAATGATTTTGGCAGCAGGCTCTGCGAGTGCAGAGACAGCCATAGGGATTGGAAATTTTGACTGGCGACCCGTGATGGACGCTATTATGCACGTAGAAAGCAAAGGAAATGCAAAGGCTGTGAACGGACCACACGCAGGCATTTTGCAGATTTCAAAGGGTATTGTTACAGAATGCAACAGCATACTGAAGAGCAAGGGCAGCACGAAACGTTATACGCTTGCCGACCGTTTTAGTCCGAATAAGTCGCGAGAGATGTTCGTTTTGTTCCAATCGCGCCACAATGTAAGCAACAATATCGAAAGAGCCATTCGTATGTGGCACGGTGGAGTGAACTTCAGTAAGAGCAAAACCCAACAGTATTATAATAGGGTGAAGAAGTTTTTGAAGATTTAGTCAGATTTAAAAAGAAAGATAAAAAGAAACTTCGATGCATTGATAACTTGGTTTATCGGGTGCATCGAAGTTTCTTTTTATTTGGTTCGGTCTTACCATTCAAAGTTATGTGCAAGACCTCCTTCGCTGGTTTCCTTGTAGAGTGAAGGCAGGTCGTGTCCTGTTTGTTTCATCACGCGCACCACTTTATCGAACGAAATGTGGTGGCGACCATCGCTGAAGTTGGCGTAAAGCTGTGCGTCGAGGGCTCGGCAGGCTGCAAAGGCATTGCGTTCAATGCACGGTATCTGCACCAAGCCGCAAACAGGGTCGCACGTCATACCGAGATGGTGCTCCAATCCCATTTCGGCTGCATATTCTATCTGCGATGGTGTTCCGCCAAAGAGCTGGCACGCTGCTGCCGAAGCCATTGCGCAAGCCACGCCTACCTCGCCTTGGCAGCCCACTTCTGCACCAGAGATAGAGGCATTTTCTTTTACTACGTTTCCGAAAAGTCCTGCCGTTGCCAAGGCGCGGAGTATTTTCCGTTCAGAAAACTGGTGTGCCTTGTATAGATGATAGAGCACGGCAGGCATTACACCGCACGACCCGCAAGTCGGAGCCGTAACGATTGTGCCACCCGCAGCATTTTCCTCGCTTACCGCAAGTGCGTAGGCATATACCAAACCACGCGATTGCAGGCTGGTTTTATAGCTCTGTGCCTTTATGTAATACTTGCCTGCCTTGCGCGAAAGGTTCAGTGGGCCAGGCAGAACACCGTCGTTTTCCAACCCTTCTTCTACTGCGTGGCACATTGTCGTCCACACTTCGTGCAGGTATTCCCAAATTTCCGCACCCTCGCAGTGGTCTACATATTCCCAAAAACCGCGTCCGTTCTTTTCGCACCAGTCTTGTATCTCCTTCATAGTAGACAGCTGATACACGGGCGTTGTGTAGAACATATCGTCCTTTCCCTTGCCTTCCGACAAGGCTCCGCCGCCTACACTGTACACCACCCATTCATCAACGACTTGCTTTTCGGCATCGAATGCCTTGTAGCGCATACCGTTGGTGTGGTAGGGTAGCACAGTCTTTGCCTGCCATACTATCTCAACGGGGGCTATTTCCGACAACACTTCGATAATTGCCTCATCGGTAAGGTGCCCTTTTCCTGTTGCTGCCAGACTGCCATAGAGCGTTACCTCGAACGCCTTTGCGTTTGGATTTCGGCGTGCAAATATCTCTGCTGCGTGCGCAGGTCCCATTGTATGACTGCTTGAGGGGCCTTTTCCTATTCTAAAAATCTCCTTTAACGATTTCAT